GGTTGAGAAACCTAAGACTATTGAAGGAAGACAAGCTCCCAAGAGACCTAAAGAACTTGAGGCTGATGCTTATTTGATTAAAGCAAAAGGTGAACAATTCATTATCTTGGTGGGTATGTTAGAATCTAAACCTTATGAAGTCTTTGCATTCAGACCAAGGAATCCTATTAGCTTTAAACCTCATAAGGGTGTTATAACTAAAGTAAGTAAGATGCACTATAGCTTTACATCAGATGTCTTTCATATAGACAATCTTGAGTTAGCTAATGAAAATGTTGAGGAGAATGCAGCTACTTTGTATTCATCTATGTTATTAAGACATGGAGTGGATATTAAGTATATTGTCAAGACTGCAAAGAAGGTTAATGATAATATCACTTCATTCAGTTCAGCTATGTGTAGAGTACTTAGTAAGTATATCCCTAATGAGGAAATCAAGGGTGAGGTATGTCCTGACTGTGGTGGTACTTTGGTAAGAGAAGGTGGTTGTATTCACTGTAAAGATTGTGGGTATTCAAAGTGCTTATGATATGAAGATTAAAACTAAGTTTAGTATGGGAGATTCTGCCTTTGTTATGTATAATAACAAGGTAGTTCCCATAATAATTATGGGGGTTCATTATTCTTTGGATAAATATACGGGGGAACATATTTCTTATTCTGCTAATATATCAACTGGTAATGGTCTGGAAAGATTTAAAGAGGATGATGTATTTATAACTAAAGAAGAATTATTAAAATCATTATGAAAATAAAAGTAAAAGAAATAACAAAAGGTTGTTTTCCTGTAAGGAGTGGAGAGGGTATGTCAGACTGCTATGATTTATTCTTGGCAGAAGATGTAGTCTTAAAGAAAGGAGAGTTAGGTATATTCAAGTTGGGAGTAGCAATGGAACTCCCTAAAGGAATGAGAGCTACTGTTTGGAGTAGAAGTAGCACTCCACCTAAATGGAGTGTGCAAATTGCAAACAGTGCAGCTATTATGGATAATACCTATAGTGGTGATGAAGATGAATGGAGAGTAGAATTACTTGCATTTAAAGCTATTACCATTCCTAAAGGAACAAGGGTATGTCAATTTGAAGTTGTGCCTTCTCAATTTGCTACTGTATGGCAGAAATTAAAATGGCTATTATCATCAACTCTACTTCTGGAGCCTGTAGAGACTCTTGGAGCAAATAGTAGAGGTGGTATTGGGCAGACAGGAAAGTAATCACTAAAAAAACATGAAACATGGAGTTTGTATGGAAAATTGTAGCAATGATAGTGGTACTGGCTTTTAGCCATTATTGCTGGAGTTGTTAATCTAATAATGAATAGAAGGAAGATAGACCCTAAAGTGGGCAGAATTTCATTTAGAGAGTCTATGGATTTGGTTGAACTGCCAATTGTCACATTTATGAACAATGGTAAGAAATTAAACTTCCTTCTTGATACTGGTGCATCTTATTCTTCAATTAATGAGGCTGCTCTGGAAGGGTTATCTTATGTAGAGACTGGAGAGAGTGGAGGTCATTTTGGAATAGAAGGTACTATTCAAGAATCCAAATATGTAAGAATGGATGTGGGCTATAGAAGTCAAAGCTATGAGGATGATTTCCAAGTAGTAGACTTGAGTCAAGCATTTGGTAATATCAAGCAAGAGTTTGGTATTAACTTACATGGTATTATTGGAAATACTTTCTTTCAGAAGTATAGGTATGTACTGAATTTTGATGAATTAGTAGCATATTCAATGGTATGAAAGACTTAATAGAGTTAAAATCAAGAGGAGAGGAACACAACTATCTTAGGAGATTAGTTAAGCCAGATGGCAGTGAGTCACACACTTATATGTTAAAGACTTCCACATATACTATGAGGAGTGGTTTGACAGATAAGAAGAAAAAGTTCATAGACCCATCAGGTGGTCCAATGATAGTTGAGGGAGAATATCTTGAAGAAGCTGAGGCAGTAGTTAAATCTATAGACCATGTAATGGGACAGGGTTATGCTATTACCTTTGAAGTCACACCAGAAGAAGAGCAAGAGTTAATTGATGCAATAGTGAATATATGATTTATGTAGTAACTCAACAAATACTACCTGAATCTGACAAGTATGAGATAATATCTCCACAAGCTGCATTACACATGCTCAAGCCTTTGAGAAAGGTTGGCTTAGATACTGAAACCAGAGGGTTTGACCCTTATACAAAAGAACTCATAATGCTCCAGTTGGGGTGTTATGAGTTTCAAGTAGTAATTGATATAACTACTGTAAGCCTAAGTTTCTTTAAAGACTATCTTAAATCTGATAGACTATTTATTGGTTGGAATATCAAGTTTGACTTGAAGTTTTTATTCCATCAAAGAGTAGTTGTAAAACAGGTTTATGATGGTTTCTTGGCAGAGAAACTTATGTATACGGGCTTTCCTGCTGGTATTCATTCTATGGCTTTAAAAGCAGCAGGTCAAAATTATCTTGGTGTTGAGCTGGATAAAACTGTTCGGGGTAAAGTGATGTGGGCTGGTCTTTCAGAAGATGTTATTGAGTATGGTGCAAATGATGTGAAATATCTGGAGAAGATAATGGATGCACAGGAAAAAGAACTCCAGAAGAGAGGATTAGTTACAGCTCTTGTGTATGAGAATAAGTCTGTTCCTTGGGTTGCATATACTGAATATTGTGGTGTGTTATTAGACAGAAGTAAGTGGGAAAGAAAAATGCTTCTTGATAATTTCACTGTCAAAGTATTTGAGGATGCACTTAGTAATTGGGTTATTAACTCAGCTAAAGGAGAGAATTATGCTTATCATTACTTGCAGATAGAAGGATGGGATGACCCTGATGACCTTGAGAAAGCAAGGAAAAAGATGAAGGGTGAGAGATGCCCAGAAGCAGACATTAAAGGGCAAAAGAGGGGTTATTGTGAAGCATGGAAAATTCCTATTGATGCAAGGTTAAGTACCAAGTACATAAAGGAAGACCTTCAAGGAGACCTATTTCTTGGCTTTCAAAACAAGATTCAATGTTTGATTAATTGGGATAGTCCTAAACAGGTAATTCCATTATTCAAATCATTAGGTTTTGATTTGTTAGCTAAAGATAAGGATACTGGTGAATGGAAGGATAGTATTGAGGCAAAAGTAATTGAACCTCAACAAGATAAATCTACCATTGCATATTTGTATCTACAATATAAGGCAGCAAAGAAGGTTACTTCTACTTATGGTCAGAATGTAATTAACCAGATAAATGAAAAGAGTGGAAGGTTACATACTAACTTTAATCAGTTGGGAACAGATACAGGAAGATTAAGTTCAGGAGGTAAGGATAAATCAAACAATATTGAGTATCTTAACTTTCAGAACTTTCCATCTGACAGTGAGACAAGAGCTTGCTTTGTTGCAGGAAAAGGAATGAAATGGATTTCTTGTGACTATAGTGGGCAAGAATCAAGAATCATTGCAGATGTAACCAATGACCCAGCTATGATTGATTTGTTCAATAATGGTTGTGGTGATATTCATTCTCTGGTAGCCAAGATGTCTTATCCTGAGATAATAGGAAATTGTCCTATAGAAGAAGTAAAGTATAAGTTCAAACATTGGAGAAGTGAAGCTAAGGGTGTTGAATTTGCCATTAATTATGGTGGTGATGCTAACACTATTCATGGTAATAAGGGTATTCCTCTTGTAGAAGCCAACAAGATTTATAATAACTACATGAAAGGTTTTAAAGGTATGAAAGTGTATCAAGACAGACAGAGAAAGTTTGTCATGGAGCATGGATATATCATTACTGACTTTTCAAGTGGAAGAAAGGCTTATATCTATGATTATGACATATTAATGGGTATAAAAGCAAGGTTCAATCAAGAGTATTGGGCTACCTATAAACTTTATAAAGGTAAAGAGAATAAGTTGCTTCCTAAACAAGTGAAGAATGAGTTATATCAAAGATTTGCCAGAGGAGACAACTTTAATTCTATGGTGGGAGTATATCATTATACAACCAAGAAAGCAGGAAAAGATACTATCAGAGAGGCTTATGTAAATATAGCTGATGTGTATGTACATCCTGTAAGACACTTCTTCAAGAGGAAGTCTGCATCTGAAAAACAAGCAATCAATTATCCTTGTCAAGGATGTGGTGCTACTATGTTCAAGACTGCATCTATCTTCTTATGGGAATATCTTGTAGAGCATGATTTGTTATTCAAGGTAAAGTTATGTATTCCAGCACATGATGAATGGAATATAGAGGTTCCAGAAGAGATAGCTGATGAAATGACAGAGGTTTTGAAAAATTGTATGAAAAAGGCTGGAGCATTCTTCTGTAGGAAAGTAGAACTTCCTGCTGAGGGTGATAAAGCAGATTTCTGGATACATTAGGAAATTATGGAGATTTGGAAAGTATTGGTAGTAACAGTGGTAGTTGTAATAGCCCTATGTGGGCTTATTTACACTATCCACTTGTTAAGTTGTGAGCAAAAGAAGAGAATCTATGTCTATCCTAAGACCAAGAATCAATATTATGCTAAAGGTATAGTAAAGATGAAAGACATGGATAGTGGGGAATGGATAGATGCAGTTCTCTATATGAGTCTCAAGAATGGTCATTATTATGTCAGGGAAAAGAGACAGTTCCTTGACAAGTTTGTAACATTAGAAGATTGGGAGGAAAGTAATAATGGGAATGTTAAAAGTAGGTGATAAGGTCATATATGAAGGAGAAGAGAGTTTATACTTTGATGTAGGCAAGTGTTATACTGTAGCTGAAATAAAAAATACCAGTATTTATTTAGTAGATGATACTAAAGAAGAACATGAATGGAGTTATACTAAGTTCTTTAAGAGCTTCTCATTACCCAATACTCTTCAAGTGTCTCAGACTCAAGAAGATGTTAGAAGCTATAATGTAGGACAATCTGATTATGCTAAACATAAAATTCAACCTTGGGATATATGGTTAGAATATAATCTAAATCCTTGGGATGCAGATATTGTTAAAAGGATACTTAGAACTAAGGAAACTGATAGTAGAAAACTTGACTATGAGAAGATAATTCACATAGCTAAAGAGAGAATCAGACAAATAGATGCAGGTTATGAGTAAGATAATTTTGTGTAGAGGGATACAAGGCTCAGGTAAAACTACATGGGCTAAACAGTGGGTACTTGAAGACCCAGAGCATAGAGTAAGGTTCAATAATGATGACATCAGAAACATGCTTGGTAAATACTGGGTTCCAAGTAGAGAACATCTTGTATCTGATATAAAGAAAGACTTCATAGTAAGTGCTATGGAATTTGGATATGATATTGTTGTTGATAACATGAATTTCAATCCAAAAGAGATAGAATACTATGAAAACTTAGTTGATAGTACCCTTGGTTATATGAATTGTTACTCAATAGAGTATAAAGATTTCTTTATACCTCTTGAGGTGTGTATTGAGAGGGACTCTAAGAGAGAGAATCCTATTGGTGAAGAAGTAATAAGAAAGACTTATGAAAGGTATAAAACAATAATTGAAGGATGATTATAGCAGTGGACTTTGATGGAACTTGTGTTACACATGAGTTCCCAAGAGTAGGAGCAGAGATAGGAGCAGCAGAAGTCTTAAAAGAATTAACTGATAAAGGTCATAAGATTATACTGTTCACTATGAGAAGCCATCAGTTAGATGGAGCAGAAGAAACAGAGGAGTTTGGCTATGGCAAGACTAAGCCAGCTAAATTACCCAGTGATGGGTTGCAGGATGCAATAGACTGGTTTAAGAAGCATGATATTCCTTTGTTTGGTGTAAATGAAAATCCAACTCAAAAGGATTGGACTTCATCACCTAAACCTTATGCACACATCTATATTGATGATGCAGCTTTAGGAGTTCCCTTGAAACATAGTTATATTTCTGATAGACCTTATGTGGATTGGGATATAGTTAGATATTATCTTCATGCAAAGGGTATATTATGACATTGAATGAAAAGATAGGTGTCATTCTAAAACAACACAAGGAAGGAGAGGAGTTCTTCAATGCTCTTGACTTTATGATTAAAGGGGATAGAAGCATACTTGAAGACTTCCTCTCATTCTTTATGAATGATGCTGGAAGAAACTTGGAATTGCCTGATACAGGCTTAATTGTGAGTGGAGGATTTGGTAATGCCATTATGACAATGTATGGTGACAGATTGACTGAAACTTTCAGAGAAGTAATTGTCACTAATGGTGGTATCAGATTGGGTAATGAAGCACTTATATTCAAGGATAAGTTGCTTTGTAAGAACTGGATATTCATTGATGATTCCTATTATTTAGGAAGAACAAAAGCTGGTATTTCAGTTGCTTTGAGAAAGATTAGACCTGATGCTTCACTCTGTGAGACTTATGTTATCTATGATGGAAGTATGGGTAGAGTGGATAAAGTAAAAAGTATGTATAGATATAATAAATGAAAGAATTATGAATTTTGGAGAAGCATTAGAAGCCTTAAAAAATGGTGAGGCAGTTCAGAGAGAAGGGTGGAATGGAAAAGGATTATTTGTTATTAAACAAGTTCCTGCTCAGATAGGTAAGGATATTATACCTAATATGCAAAGTTTACCCCAAAGGGCTAAAGATATCCTTATGAATAGAGAAGCTAATTTTATTAATTACACTAATCAAATGCTGATAATTAATCTTGATGGAAGGGCAGATTCTTGGGTTCCTTCTTCATCTGATTGTTTTGCAGAAGATTGGGAAATAGTTTGAGATTATGGCAGTAAAAGGAATTTATTGTGCCCCAGACAATATAGTCCCTAATAGAGATAGGGTAGATGTAGGATGTGCTCCTGAGGGGGCAATGCAACTCTGGGTTATGGAATATGAAGTTACTGGTATAGGTAAAGGATGTGCAATGTGTAAGGCTATTAATCCTCAACAGGCAGAAATACTCTTGAAGAGTAATGGTATATATAATGGGAGTTCATATCTATATAAAGTAACAAGGATTGAACAAGTAATTGTACCTCCTTGCAATGGTCTTATGGCTGAACAAGTGGTAACTTATAAAGATGTAGTATCATGAATAAGAAACTTAGGTTATTAGTAACAACTAAATGTCCTAACAAGTGTCCCATGTGTTGTAATAACTCATGGGATTTTTCATCTTTACCAGTAGTGGATAGATGGAACTATGAGGAGATAATGATTACTGGAGGAGAACCTTTGATTCACACTAATAAAGTAGCTGAATTAATAAGGTCTATTCGAGTTATTAGTGAGGTTTATACAGATATTCCAAAGGTATATGTGTACACTTCAATAGCTGCTTGGGATAGAGTAAGGACTATATTAGCTTATGCAGATGGTATAGTCTTGACTCCTCACAGTCAGAGTGATATTGATAAGTTTGTGGAACTGAACAATATGATGCAAGAGGTTAAGGAAACTAAATCTGATTTCATTAAAGGGAAATCTCTTAGACTTAATCTCTTTGCTGATATGAAACTTCTCCTTCCTGAGCATATTGATTTGTCACTATGGAATGTCAAGGAAATGAAGTGGCTGGAGAATTGTCCAGTACCTCAAGGTGAGGACTTTAGGAGAATTAAAGAACTTTGGTGATGAAGCAATTTACACATAGAGAGTTTGTTAGGGTGGTAGTGGCTAATGGTTTTTACTATGATAGACATAGTGGAGACCATGCTATCTACCTTAATGAAAAAGGCAGACATATTAGCATTCCAAAGAAACTTGAAAGTGTAATTGCTCGCAGATTAATCCAAGAGAATAATTTAGAGATAAATATTAAGAAACTTAAAAAGGAAAAGAGGATGAATAATGTACCATTAGGGGCTAATGAAGACCCCAGAGCACCTTGGAATGCACCTCTTGATGTAAAACATAAGAGGTTTGTGAGTGTAACCATATCATATTATGATGAGGTTGAATTACCTCCAGATGCAGAGGAGGAACAGATTAAGGAAGCCTTTCATAAAAAGGTAGAAGATGCTGAGTTTCCTAAAGAGTTTGATATTGATGAAGTTGTAGTAATAGATGATTAAAATATGAGATTAATTAAACCAAGTTTTTCTATTTGGGACCAACAAGAAGGTCTTGAAGGAGTTTATAAACAGATTGAGAAAGTGGGTAGAGTCTGTTACAAATCAGAAGATAAGATAACAGAAGATTCTGCTAAACCATTTGTTGAAAGAATGGTAAAGTCAGGTCATGGAGCTATGTTAGAGCATGGTACTATTTATCTTAATGTTCCTGAACAAACTTATACTGAAACCTTAGAAGACGAGTTTGGAAAATTTAATAATCCTAATAATGGTCTAGTAGACAGATATAGAAAAAATAAATATTCTAAAGTTAATAGTGTAGCAGCTGATGAAGAACTAAGGAAAAAATACCCAAAAGTAAGACCTTTTAAGCTAACTCACCATTATATAACTACTAATTTAAGAGTAATAGTAGAGAATGGTTGGGAAGAAGACTTAGAGTGGCAATGTGAACCCACAGAACATCATGAAAAGCGTATTACAGCTAAGTTCATATGTGATAGGGGAGTAAGTCATGAGTTTGTAAGGCATAGAGTATTTAGTTTTGCTCAAGAAAGTACCAGATATTGTAACTATAGTAAGGATAAGTTTGGTAATGAACTTACTTTTATCCTACCTCCTTGGGTAGATGAAAGACAGTTAGGAGAACAAAACTCTCAAGAACTTCTTATTCAAATGGGTAGTTTAAGTAACCCTACTTATACACAAGAGGACTTGAATGAGTTGTACTTCTTATTTAGTCTTGCTTCTTCTGAGGTACAATACTTCAATCTTATCAATAATGGCTGGAAACCACAACAAGCAAGAGCTGTATTACCTAATAGCTTGAAAACAGAACTGGTAGTAACTGGTTTTGTAAGTGATTGGAAGAGATTCTTTAGACTCAGAAGTAGGATTGCTAAAACTGGGAAACCTCACCCACAGGCTCAAGAACTTGCAGACCCACTTATGGATGAGTTTGTCAAAAGAGGTATAATGGAAACACTTCTTTAGGTGTAAATACTTTATTAAAGTGTACCCATAATTCAAATATTTTTAGTATCTTTGCTGAAAATATTGAATTATGGGTAATTTTATAGTGTATAAACATACTTCTCCAAGTGGTAAATGTTATGTAGGAATAACCAGCCAAGCTCCAGAATGCAGATGGGGCAATGATGGTTGTAAGTACTTGGAGATTCATAAGAATGGTAAACTCAAGCATCCTTATTTTGCTCAAGCTATATTAAAGTATGGTTGGGATAATATAAAGCATGAGTTGCTACATGAAAAGCTGTCTAAAGAAGAAGCTTGTAAACTGGAACAAAAGTACATAGCAGAGTATAAATCTCAAAGTCTATCTTATAATATTACTGATGGTGGAGAAGGTATATGTGGATTTCAATTCTCTGAGGAACAAAGAGAAAAGCTCAGAGAGAGCCACAAGGGTAAAAAGCAAAGTTCTGAAACTGTGGCTAAGAGAGTTGCAAAGAATATTGGAAAGAAAAGAACAGATGAGCAAAAGGCTAAAACAAGTAAGCCTGTTTGCCAATTTAATTTAGAAGGTATTCTTATAGCAACTTACTTTGGGGTAAGAGAAGCATCAAGGTGTACTGGTATAAATGGCTCTCATATAGGAGATTGTTGTAACCATAAACCCAATAGAAAAACTGCTGGAGGGTTCAAATGGGAGTGGCAATAAAAGCAAGAGATGCAGGCAGTGCTCATCCTCAAGCAAGAGAACTGGCACATCCATTACACATGGAGTTTTTGAGAAGAAATTATTTGGTGGATTTATATGATGAAGCCAATCCTGATTAATAACTAAAAAAAAAAACAATGGCATTTGGAAGTAAGAAACAAGCAGTTATTGCGAAGCCTTCATTTAAGGAAAGGCTGACTGGAGTAAAATCAATGTTTAAGAAAGCACATGAAGATGCTTCAAAATTGAATGCAGAAATGCAGGCAGACATTGACAGTAAGAAACAAAAGGTAAAACTCCTTGAGGATGAAATAGGTTTCATCTCTGAAACTCAGAAAGAAGCTCAGGAGTTTATGTCAAATCTTGAAAAGTTCATTTAATGAGAACAAATTTAATTAAGACAAAAGAGCTACCTAAAGTAGTAGAGCCATCTACTACTGATGGTATGCTTGACATGGTAATTGCATTTGATACAACTGGCTCTATGTCAGCTTATATTAATGCAGTAAAGACCCATGTGAAGGAGTTGGTTCCCAAACTATTTAGTTCTAATCCTGATTTAAGGATTGGTATAGTAGCATTTGGTGACTACTGTGATATGAAGAGCAAGGATAACTTTGGTAAGGCTTATCAAGTATTAGACCTTACTAATGATGAAAACAAAATCATTCAGTTTATCAATGAAGCTCAGGATACCTATGGTGGGGATGGTGATGAGTTCTATGAACTGGTCATTAAGAAAATCACTGAGGAAACTGAATGGAGAGAAGGTTCTACTAAGGCAGTATTATTAATTGCTGATGCAGTACCTCATGGAGTAGGTTACAGCTACAAGGGTATTGTAAGTAATGCCCAGATTGATTGGAGAGAAGAGGCTAAGAAGGCAAGTGAATTAGGTATCAAATTTGATACTATGACTATTGACCCTATGTACATTGAATGGTATAAAGAGCTTTCTGCTATGACAAATGGTGTAAGTGTTCCCTTCAAGAATAGTGGTAAAACTTCTCAAGTGATTGAAGCTGCTGCATTAAGTAGAGGTGGAGAAAGGACTAAGGCTCTATATGAAGCTACTATGGATTCATTTGCAGCTATGGGAGATATGGAAATGACAGCAGTATATAATGCTTATTCAAAAGAAGTAACAGATTAAAATCAAGAACAATGAAAATCAATATTAAAGAAATAGCAGTAGGTGATGTATTCTCAGAAGAGTCACATTACATTGTTGAAGAGATTGGTAAAGATACAATCAAATTCAAGCATACAGAGAGTGGAAAGTCAGTAACATTAGGTTATGGTTATGTTCAAGACCTACTTAATACTTCTGACCAGTATGACAAAGAAGTAAAAGTGACTAAGGAAGATAAGAAAGATGGTACTCCGGGTATAAGGACAATCTTTGAGGGTATTAAATCTTCTGAGGTATTCACTGTTGTGTTCCAAAAGCAGGATAAAGCTAAGACCAAGAAGCAATATGAAGCTGAGAGGGAAGCACAAAGACAAGAGGCTGTAGCTTTGATTGACAAGGCTAAGAAAGCTAAGAAGTCAATGGCTGTAGCTTATAAAGAAGCTCTGGAACACATTCAGAATAATCCTATTAAGGACTTTATTGAAGGAGAAGATAGGGTACTGAGAGGCTACAAGATGCAGTTTGTATCAAGGGATGGTAAGTATAAATGTCTTGATATGGATATTGAAAGAAATTCCAAAGAAGATGGAGTCAGATTAGTAAATATAAATACAATCAAACAACTTATCTTCAATGGTGTTAAGTATGTAGTTGAATAATAGTTAGGGGAGCTAAGTCTCCCCTTTCTTATTTTTAAAGAGTTTGGTTTACCTCTCAAAAAGAAAACCCTTAATAACTTGCATATTAAGAAAACAACCTTTATATTTGCACATAAATTTAATTATAAATCTATAACAAGATGAGTAAAAGATGTATCACAACTAATTCTACAATAGAAGAATTGGCTGCTAAATTACAGGGTGAAACTATAGAATCAGTCAAGGGACTTGTTGAGCTATGGCAAGACAAGAATAATAAGGACTGGGACACTTATCCTACTGCTTCTGAACTAAATAACTTTAGGGCAGAACTAAGGAAAAACCCTCCACAGCCTTCTGTACAAAGTTATTCTGGGGATATTACACCATCAAAGGATGTTATCTTTGTGTTTGGTAGTAATCCAGAAGGAAGACATGGTGCTGGAGCTGCCAAAGTTGCAAGAGATAAATTTGGTGCAATTTATGGTCAGGGAGAAGGATTACAAGGAAGTGCCTATGCTTTACCTACTAAAGACCTCAGGGTGCAAGAAAATAGAGGTCTCAAAAGTATATCTCCTTCTCAAATTACAGAGAATATTAGGAAGATGTATCAAGTTGCTTTAAATAATCCTAATAAGAAATTTATGGTTGCTTATAGAAATATAGGTGATAAGATTTCTTTGAATGGTTATTCAGGTAATGAAATGATTGACATGTTTCTTAATGCAGGTGAAATACCATCTAATGTATATTTTAGTAGTGAATGGGTTTCTACAGGTAAATTCAATAAAGGTTTTAATCCTATAGAGATGCTTGATAAAGCACTTTCATCTTCATTTGAAGCTCCAAGAATTTCCACTGTGGAAGAACAAGCTAAAGTAGATTTGGACTTTGACCCAAGAACAAGAAGAGACAGGGCAAGTCTGATTGCAAGATTCTTTAGCAATGAAATAGATACAGCACTGCAAGAACACAATGATACTCTTAATAAGAGAATTGCTGATGCTGAAAAAGAAGGTGATGTACTTGCTGTCAATGAACTGAAAGAAGAGTTAGCAACTCTTGATAGGTTCAAGATAATCAAGTTATATACACCTGCTGGCTTATTTAGTAGAGTAAGGGATTATTTCAATAACTATATACTTGACTCTGAGGAGAATAGGATACAATCAGAACTGAATATAATCAATAGTATGAAAGGTTCTGAAAGATATAGTGATGAACAGAAGTATGAAGCTGCAAAGAAGAAAGCATTATATAAGACTAATGCTTATCAGAAAGTAGTAGATAACTTCAAACCTTTGGCTGAGGAAGCAAGTACTATACTAATAGCTACAGAGGGGATTAGGATTGACCCTAATTATATTGCCCCTAAAGATGCCAACCTTAATAATGATACCCCAGAGGGAGATAGTGCAGTAGATACACAAGCTGATGATTTTGGAAAGGATGAGGCTTTCAAGGATGGATGGATGACTAATTATAGGGAAGTAAGCTCTCATGAGTCTTTAAGTCAGGAAGTTAGAAAGGTAATCAGAGAGATACCCCAACTTGACTACAGAGGAAAGTATGATAAGGATGATTTAGGAAATCTTAGATTTCTTGATGCAGACTATGTTCATGCAACCCTTATAGATAAGCTCAGAGATATGATTACATCTGATGATATGTTACCACTTCTGGAGACTCTGGGTAATACCAAGCCTTGGACTAAGCAAATAGTCAAGAAGCTACAGGCTGAACCCAAACTATTCAGTCAGTTCTATCAGGATTTCAGAAAGGACTTTATGCCTTACTGGATTCAGAAGAAGAAGCTACAGGCTGATGGTACTTTCAAGATGGAAACTATTGCTATCAATAAGCCTGAGGGTGTCTATTATCTACTTGATGAATGGAGGGATAACTATGAGAATGGTAATCTGCTTGATGATGATAGTATCTATGACAAGAATGGAGACTTGAATCTTGAGAATGCAGAGAATGGTCTTAAATGGACTGAAGCTCTTAATAACAGATTTACCAATCTTAGTACAGAACAAAGGTTGGAACTCCTACAGGATGAAAAGGTTTGGAAGACATTGAATAAGCTCCTTAATATGATTGGTATCAATGCTAATCAAGGTGTATTATTGGATGCTCTGACCAATATAAAGCAATATGAAGGTGGTACTGCAACAGACCCAATTATGTTGCTTCTTCCTCAATTAAATATCATATTCAGTGGTGTAAAGAAAGGTGAGGTTAAATCTGAGACTCTTGAAGATGGAACTGAAAAGAGAGGGGATTTGATAAATACATTTGGTTCTGCTTACAATAGCATAGCTATGATGCTTGCAGAAGTAACAGAAGATGCCATTGAAAGTAGTGTGAGGGAAAATGATAAGTCATACTATAGCCATGTTACTCCTAACTATCTTGGCAAGTTGATTAAACAGCTTAAGAATGTTATGGGTAATGAAGCAAGGTTCAAAGAGTTTGTTGAAAATGAATTCGGACAATATGAATGGTTCTATAAGGATGGTAGATGGAGAAATGACTGGATTGAGCAACTGGTAAATAACCCTGAAATGAGAAGAGGATTGAGCCATAAGGTTCTACTTAACTCAGATAAGGTTGCATATCAGAACTGGGATGATTTGGATTATACCTTAGTATTACTGACAGAATACTTTGGAGACCCAGATAACAGTAAATCTGATATTCAATGGGCTAATTACCATGTGCCAATTCTTTCAGATAGTCCTTCTGCTGAGTTCATTAGATTCAGGAAGTATGACAATCATAGCATCATTGGAGAAGATGGTGAGTATATGAAGTATGATGATATTATCCTTGATAGGATGGTTGATTTGGTTAATCAAGAAGTAGATAGAATAGCTCTTGTAAACCAAAGGGATGTTGAATATCAAAAGGGTAATCCTAACATTGCTCCTATTGCAAACTATGATATAATCAGAGATGAGGAAGGGAAAGTTAAAAGTAAAGGAGGTTCTGAGTTTAAGTTCCTTACAGCTCTGAATGATGTAAGATATGACAATGGTGAGACTTTCCTTGATAGGTTCCAGAGAATCCAGAATGAAGGAACTGGTGCTGAGTTAAGAGAGTTCATCAGAGAGTCAGTAAGAGAAGCTCTTGATAATGAGTTTGAACAGACTTACAGAGAATGGGCTAAAGCTGGTTTACTTGAAGAACTGCCTAATGGTAAGTACAAATATCTTGGAGTAATTGGTGTAAATGCTGGTCAAAGTTCTTATAACAGGAATACAGCAACTTCTTTGAACAATGCAAAGAAGGCTCTTGAAGGAATGTGGACTACAGAGATGGATATTCTTTTAAGGGATTACAACAACAATAATCCAGTAGATGATAGAAGAGCAACTACTCTTTTTGAAAGTATTAAGGACTTGTTGAGAGAGAAGATGGTGAGAGGTGAGATTACTGCTAAGGAAATGGATAGTATCAATAGAAATTTGGTTATTAGAAATAATGCCAAAGCTAAGTTGAGAGAGTATTTCTGGAATAGTAAGTTTGCTACATCACAAATCATTGAACTCACTACAACTGACCTTGCTTTCTATAAGAATATAGAGGACTTCCAAAAGAGATATAAGGAGGTTCATGCTCCTGCTCTCAGACTTAATACCAACTCTAAGTATGGTAGAAAGGAAGAGAGGACTATTTATCTAAAGGATGATGAGATTGTATCCTCTGCACTTGATGATATTGCAACTGTACTTGATGAAAGAGTCAAGAAAGGTGAGATGTCAAAGAGAGACAGAGATTTAATCTTGAATAAGTTCAGAGAGGTAAATGTGGCAGATGCTCAGGCTTACAGGTCATTAAGTTCTTACAGAGCTATACTTGATATGTCTGGTCAGTGGACAGATGATATGCAGAGAGCCTTTGATAACTTCCAAAATGGCAAGTGGGATATGGCTGATTTCAATATTATCTGGCAGACTAAGAAACCTTATGTGTACACTCAGGTGAATAATATGAGTGGAGTTCAAGGTCATACAGGCATTAAGACACCAGTTCAACATAAGAACTCAGAGTTCCTTCTTATGGCTATGCACCAGTTAGTTTCAGGTCCACTTGGTAAATCAGGTAAACTTGTGGCTATCAATGAGTTCATGGAAGAGAATGGAATTGATGTAGTTCAATTTGAATCAACTACTAAGGTTGGGAAACAAGGTGTAATTGACCTGAATAATGTCAATACTAAGGAAGATGTCAAGTCTGTACTTAAGAATGCCACTACTCAGAATGGTGTTGAGAATCCTAATGTAGTTCATAAAGTAAGCTATGAGGATTATGGTATTCAGACTGCAACTCCAGAACATGCTATTGATGCAGTTCAGTTAGTTGGTACTCAGATTAGAAAGCTGATTACAGCAGATATTAGTCCAGATGTTAAGATTGATGTAAATGGTAGGGAAATGTCTAAGCAGGAATGGTTAGATATGTATAATGCTATTAACACTGAGAATATCATTCAGGCTTTTGCTGATGTAAATGAAATCTTTAAAGACCCCAAACAGGTTGAGAAGATACTTCTTGAGGAATTAAGAGGTAATCAAAGATATGGAATTGATATGATTAGAGCTTGTACTCTCAATGAGAAAGGACAATTCAATATTCCATTATTTGACCCTGTACAATCCCAAAGAGTACAGACATTGCTGAATAGTATTATCAAGAGTAGGATTACTAAGCAGAAGATTAGAGGAGGAGCACTTATTCAGGTGTCTGACTATGGTCTTACTGATGAATTAAAGATTGTTTTTGAAGGTGAAGGAGAGAACAAGAGAATCAAATATCTCGAAGTTTATATGCCAGCATATAGTAGGAAGTTCTATGAACCTCTTATGAAGGCAGGTTCTCATGAACTGGATATAAATAAGTTACCAGACAGCTTGAGAAAGTTGATTGGTTATAGAGTTCCAACTGAGGACAAATACTCAATGGCTCCTCTTTATATTAAAGGTTTCTTACCTCAGCAAAATGGTTCCTCAATTATGCTCCCAGCAGAGATTACTACTTTGAGTGGTTCTGACTTTGATGTGGATAAATTGTATATTATGCTGCCTGAGTTCAAGATAACTCCTAAGTATAATAGAAGACAGTTTGTTGATGATTTGGTTGCTCAATTGACACAAGGAAAAGCTGTATCTCCTGAAATGTTGAAGGAGTATAGACAGAGTGTAAACAGAGCCATAGATGATGGTAGGAAAGCTCCTAAGGATAGTCAGGAATACAATCTCTGGAAGACATATAAAGCTAATAGAGAGAAGTATAGAGTATCTTCTGAGGACAAGATTGAGAAGATTGAATATGACTTTAGCAAGTCTCCACAAGAGAATAGTCTTGAAGCCAGAAACAATCTACTGATTGATATGATGTGGGGTGTTCTGACTAATGCTGACACTGCTTCAAAGATGCTTAACCCAGGTGGTTTTGATTATCAGAAGAAGTCTGCAAGAATAATTAACATTCTACAATCCAGTAGAGAGTCTGAACTAAGAAAGGAACTGAATATTCCTGAAAATCAAAGTACTCTTTCCAAGTTACAGAGTATGGATTTAAAGAAACTTGACAAATTGGCAGAGAAGTTCAAGAAAAAACTTGACCCTCTTAACCCAAGAACTCAAGTTCAACTTCATCAGCAGAATATGACTGGTGCAGCATTGATTGGTATTTATGCCAACCATAATGCAAACCATGCTTTGATGCAACATACTGAATTAGGTCTTGATACTGAGAATGGCTCTTTCTTACTTAATGGTAAGAGACTGACTTCTCTTCATGGTCTGATGAATGACAATAAGGAGTATATCTCAAGGAATAATGCAGGTTTCCTTGCTGCATCTGTGGATAATGTAAAAGACCCTGTGCTTGCTTCATTGAATCAGAATACATTCACTGCTGATGCCTCAATGCTTTTAAGTAGGCTTGGCTATAATCCTGTTGAGATTGGTTTGATTATGTCACAACCAATTGTAATGGATATTACCAATACCTATTTTAGAGAGAGTAGGGAAGGCAAAGGAAAGGACACAATCATTGATGAAGTCATTGAGAACTATAAGAAAAGGGCTGCAATGATGGAAGATGTAACCTATGACAATTATAAATCTAATAAGTTCATGGCAGATGAATTGGCAGACAATATCATTCTCCAGAAGGAAGTAGAGGAATTGAGTGATAGGACACAGACATCTGACTACAGAAAGGTTGAGTTCTATAAGAAGCAGGTGGCTGCTGGTTATTTATTTAAGAGAATAATGAGCACAGCAGATGCTTTAGGACAGTTGGTTCAAGCTACAAGAGCAGATACTCAAGGTGGTGCAGCAGGTCCTACTATTGCAGATACACAGATTAAGATACAGAAAGTTGATGACTTCCTGACTAATGTGGTTTTAAATGAAAACTCCCCTTTAACTGGTGCAGATGTTATTATGCCTTTCAGTATGAAAGGTATGGATATTGACCAGATAAGAGAGAGGTTATTAAGTTCCCCATTACCCTATTTACAAGCATTCTTTAGTCTTGGTATTGACCAAACACAAGAAATGTTTAGTAGATATTTCCCTCAGTTCACTTCTTCATTCAGAGAAGTAATTGATGGTAAGGAAGGGTTGAGAGGCTTAAGACAGTACACTAAGACAGGCAAGTTAAATGCAAAGACACTCAATAACATCTACAATGATTTGTTAGCTTATATTATGTCCAAGACATCATTCTTTGGGCAAGAAGCTAACCTAAGAGCAGATGATAAGGTTACAACATCCAGTGATAAGAGAAGGGATTTCATCAATAATTTCCCTGATTATTTCAACAGAACATTGAGTGAACATCCTGAAATAGCTGAACTTGAGTTTGTTAAGAGATTAAGAGTAATAAGGGCTAACCAAAACAATCCTGTAGATACAGTAGTATTTAAGAATGTTGGTCAGTTAAGTCCTACTCTTAGGGAAAGATATATGAGAGACTGGCAATCATTGTTATATATGGGTCCAGAAGCTCAGGCTTTAGCTCTTAATTTATTCAGATACAGTTATTACAGAAATGGGTTTGCATTTGGACCTTCTACTTTCATTCATTTAGCACCCACTGCTATCAGACAATCTGTTCCAGAGTACATTGATACACTGAGAGGATTGTTGGAAAGTGAGGATGATTACAGTCAGTTTATTGACCAGTACATCTACAATCACTTGGATAACAGACAGTTGGTTCCTGAGGTTCCCACAGAGGCTTCCACTTCTTTCACTGATGAACAAGGTGATGCTTTGGATATGGTTAAAATAACCATTGATACTGAATCTAACAGTGGTGATAAGAAGATAATAAGGAAGAGGGAAGGAACAGGAGAGGAAACAACCTATGACTTCTTTAATTACATAGCAAGAAGATATAAGGGAGGTACAATATATTACAGGCTTACACAAGCTGATAATGTACAACCTAATGTAGCTGTGTATGAAAGGATAGACCCACTTGGATTCAAGAACAGTTTCATTGAGTATGAATATGGTAAGGATGTTACTGAAATGAAGTCAGTAATTGATAAGAATGACAGGGATTATACTCCTAATGTAAATCAGGATATAACAGCCTATCAGGAAGCTGATATTGATTATGACTCCATGCCAGAATATCTTAACTATGATTTCTCAAGTCTGACTCAAGATATTGCAAGTGAGGCTTTCAGTCAGGTGTATGGTGCTCCACTTGAAGTGAATGAAGGGAAAGCAGATGATATTAATTCTATTAGTCCTAATACTGAGTATGAGGATGCAAACAATGATAAAATCTGTGGTGCAAATACATTATATGAATTATAGATATGGCTAAGAAATGTGCAATAATTCCTCAAGTGAGGAACAGTAAAAATGAGGTAGTAAGCAGCAGGTTATTTAAAGACCTGCTGGCTTATGCCCCTAATAGACAGGAGGCAACAAGAATATACCTCATTACAAAGAGTAGTGACTTTATTACTAATTGGAATCCAAGGTTACAGATGGATGAAAATGGTGAACCTACTCTAAGCAGTCTCTTGAAGAAAACTAATCTAAGAAGTATTATTGATGAGCAGAAGATTCTAAAGAACCTTAATGAAGAGATTGGTCATTACCATAAGACAGGTAGAGCTAAGTTATATCTGAACAATGATGAAAACTATAGAATGTTAGTCCAAAAGGCTATTCAATTCAACACTCAGTCAGAGTTTAGAGAAGACTATGTTGCATCTGTTGAGAAGGTATGGGACAATGAAAGTAATAGGGTTTATATCAGTCCTTTTGTCAGAGTAAGAAACAAGATGAATAGTCTTGAAGCTAACAATATGCAGTATAATTACACTCTTAATAATAGATTGAGAGAGATATTAGCTGCTAATGGCATTGGGATAGGTGCTCTTACAGACTTGGAACAGAGAAGAGGAGTGGCAGGAGTAACAGACTTTAGTCAAGCCAGAGATGCTGCAACAGGTATAATTGAATTGATTAGACTTGCTGATGGTATTAAAGGGGAAAGAGCATTACCAGAAGAGTTTGCTCATTTTGCTATTGAGGCAATGGGTGATAATCCTCTTATCAATAGACTGGTTAATCACTTGGCTAACAATAGTTTAGTAGGCGAGATATTAGGTGATGATTACAACACTTATGATAGCCTGTATAAAGGTGATGAATCAAAGTTAGCCAGAGAAGCTGCTGGTAAATTACTTGCTAAACACTTATTACAGTCTGAACCAGTCCCTTCTTCATCTTATAAATCCCTTCTGGAGAGGTTTATCAATGCTGTAAAAAATTTCTTTAGAGGATTAGGGGCTTCACAGTTCCAAAAGGCAATGCTTGAAGCAGAGAGTAGCTTTAGTAAACTGGCTGGTGATATTCTTACTGGACAGATGGATGAAGCTATTAATGTTGAGAACATTAGTACCTCCGAGGCTTTCTATTCCACTACTGAAAGGGTAGATAGGGATAAGGCTTTGTTACAAAAGATTATAGACAATGAGTTGAAGAGGCTCAAGATTTATGAAAAGAGAAATCCTAACAGTCAATTTAGTGCCAATCAGAGGTTATTAATAGACAGGTTAGAGCTTGAATTAGCTGATAATAGTGAGATTGAAGGTATCTATATGTTCCTTGATAATGCACTTGAAGAACTAAGGAAAGTAAGTAGTAGGCTTGAGGTATTGAGAAATACTCCTGCAACCAATCTTAATGAAAGGGCTGGAGTACTCAGGGACATCAGGAACTATATGTACAGTTATAAGAGGATAGCTGATTCAGTAAGAGAGGCTCTCAGAGAGGAAGAGAAGTCCACAGACAATAGATATGGTCAAAGAGTAAGAGTTGCATTAGATAATGTCACTACAATGCTTAATGACCTTGCAGTGGACTACAATACAATCTCTATGCCTTTATTTGTTGATTTCATCAAGCCTTTTGTAGGAGATAACCTTGTGGTTCCATTTGGAAAGTACAAAGGAAAGACTCTTAATGCAGAAGAGTTAGTTAAAGTAGCTGATGAGGATATTTCTTTCTTTGACAGATGGCTGGATAGTATGGCTGATTCATCTGATTATATGTTGAAGATTATGGACCAAGCTGTTAAAAAGAGCAAGGAGCAAGCCAGATTGAAGACTATTGATATTCAGAAGGAACTACAAGCTGCCACTATTAAACTTGAACAGGCTGGTGTAAAAGACACTGAGTGGATGTTTGAGAGAGATAGTAAAGGTAATCTGAGTGGTAATTATATCAGTGAGATAAACCATGCTCTATTCAGAGAGAGAATGAGGACTATGTTCCAAAGTCTTAATGAAAAGTATGGCAGAAATCCTGTAGGGGAGAATGCTGATAAATACAATGAAGAGAGACAAAATTGGTTTAATGCCAATATGGAGACTGTAGATGGAGTTAGACAACCTAAGAAATCCATTTATGAAAGTATAGAGTTCAGAAGGCTAAACAAAGCCCAGAGGGATTATTATACTACTGTAATGGATATTAAGGCTAAACTTGATGCCTTACTTCCTGATAAATATACAAAGCTGAATAGTGCTGTAAAGATTAGGAAAGACTTGGTTGAGAGGGTTAAAAGCTCTGAAAGTGTTAAGTCTGGTGCTCAACAAGTTTGGGAAAGTATCAAGGATAATTTCATTAGAAGAACTGATGATACAGACTTTGGAGACAAGGCAACTGTAAAAGACTTTGAGGATAGAGAGGTACAAATGTTACCTATCTACTTTACAAAGCTCAAGAAGGGAGAAAGTGCTAATGACTTATCTACTGATATAGTAGGTACTATGACTGCTTATGCAGCAATGGCTAATGACTTTGATGAAATGAATAAGGTCATTGATGTTCTTGAAGTTGGTAGAGATATGCTAAGAGAAAGACAAGTCACTCAAACAGAAGGTGGTAAACCTATGGTTGAGAAATTTAAGGCAGTAGGTAGAAAGGTTGAGAGTAAATTAACTAAGACAGGAGACAAGTCAAGATTTATGGAAAGACTGAATGACTTCTTTGAAATGCAGGTATATGGAAGATACATGGCAGATGAAGGAACATTTGGTAAGACTAATATTGACAAGGGAAAGGTAGCTAACTTTATTAATAGAATGACTTCTATGAATAACTTGGCATTGAATGTCCTTTCAGGTGTTTCCAATATAGCTACTGGTAAAGTGATGATGAGAATTGAGTCTTTCTCAGGAGAGTTCTTTAATGAAAAGAATACTTTAAAAGCTGATAGAACCTATGGTAAGGAATTACCATCATTCTTAGCTCAGTTAGGTGATAGGATAAAGACCAATAAGTTAGCTTTATGGGATGAACTATTCAATGTAATGCAGGAATATGAACAGGATACAAGAGAAGTCAATTTTGACAGGAAGACTTGGTTCAGTAGAATGTTTGGTACATCTGCTTTATTCTTTATGAATAATGCTGGTGAACATTGGATGCAGAATAGAACATCATTAGCTCTGGCTGATGCTTATAAAATGAAGGCTCCTAATGGTAAGTTAGTAAGTCTGTGGGATGCTTTTGAGGTTGTACCATTAGATAGTAGTAATAAGAAGTTAGGTGCTAAATTACAGCTAAAACAAGGTTATACTAAGGCTGATGGCTCAGCTTTTACTCAAGAAGATATAATCAAATTCAGTAGAAAGAGTGCAGCTATTAATCAAAGAATGCACGGTATTTATAATAAAGCTGATAGAAGTGCAGTACAAAGATTGGCTATTGGTAGGTTGGGTATGATGTTCAGGAAATGGATAAAACCTTCGCTCAATAGGAGGTTTAAATCAGCTACATATAACTATGACCTTGAAGCATGGACAGAAGGTTATTATCTTACTACTGGTAGGTTTATGAATGCTCTATTCCAAGACCTTAGGAAAGCTCAGTTTGATATTGCAAGTAAGTGGAATGAAATGACTCCTACAGAACAGGCAAATGTCAAAAGAGCATTAACTGAGGTAGCACACTTCCTTGCAGTAGCAGCAGCTATTGGATTAATAGAGTGGAGTGATGATAGGGATAGACCTTGGTTAGTCAAAATGATTGAATACCAATTGAGAAGATTATACACTGAATTAGGTGTTCTTACTCCAACTCCAGCAATGGTTGGTGAAGGTTTAAGGATATTAAAGTCTCCTGCTGCTGGTGTAAATACAGTAGAGAAGACTCTTAATCTTATTGACCTAATGAATCCAATGAACTATGAAACATTCAATGGAGAAGATGCAATACTTAAGTCTGGACCATATAAAGATAAGTCTAAAGCTCAACAGAGCTTACTTAAGTCTCCTCTTGCTCCTATGTATAATACAATTATGAGAGGTGTTTATATTGAAGACCAAATACCATTCTTTAAACAATAATTTTAAATAAAAAAAAAAGTTATGAGTGATTTTAAAACAAGATTAGTAGAAGAACAAGTTCAACTTGAAGATAAATTAAATAAGTTGAAAAGTTTTATTGAGGGTGACAAGTTTGAGAGTATTAATGATACTCAAAAAGCTTTATTAAAAGTGCAAGCTAATGCAATGAGTACTTATAATCAATGTCTGAAGGAAAGACTGGAAAGGCTGTAAACAGCAAAGGGGAAGTAAATTAATACTTCCCCTTTTTATTTACACCTTAATAAAAAATTTAAACCTCATGTTTGAAGTTATGAACATCTGATAGCTTGCTCTCTTTCCTCTTGAGATATTTTATTCCATTGTTCTTCAGTCCAACCTTTTTTAACTAATGCTTTCCATTGCTCCTTAGGCAAATCAGAAAATTTATGAGGACCATAATCAACATTAGTTTTATCTTGTCCTGCTATATACCTAATTCTCATTGGGTCAAATAGCACATAAATATCTCCATACATCATATTATCATACATATTCTTAAATATAACAGAATCATACCCATTATCTAAAGCATATTGTATATGTTTTTGCATATCATTATGCTTCTTATCTTGGTCATATGCTCCTTTAGTTACATCTTCTACTATGTATGAGTTACCTAATTGTACATCATACTGATTTTGGTATTTTCTATTTGATAAGAAAGATTGTGATTCTGGTGCTCTATCAGCAAAAAATATTGCTCTTGGGGAGCCTCCATGTTTTGCAAAGTACCCATCATTTATTTCTTTTTCAAATCTATATATCACACTATCTGATGTATGCCATAGTCTTTTACCTGATAACTTACCTTCTGTACTTAGTAATACTGGTTCAGTAATATATTTTCCTTCATTAATCATTCTATAATAATTAATAAGTGAAGGTTTTAAGTACTTCCAATTAGTTACTTTTGCAAATAACTCCTTAAAGAAATCAAGTATCTTACTACCTATTCCCCTACTTTCTCTACTCATTACATACTCTCTGAATTCTTCTGCCATGTCTTCTTCAAGGTCTAAATCAGACTTCTCACCATATATTTCCTTAGCCTCAGCTAATAGTGCTTGTCTTTCATTATTGTCAAGAAGAAGGTTAAATACAGCATGAAAAGCTTCATGGTAAGTAGTACCCTCAGCAGCTATGTCAGATAAAGTAATTATGCCATTATTGAATTGTCCCCAAGCTAATGCTCCTTGATTGCCAACTCTGATAAGACCATTAGTAACTACAACCCTCTCACTCTCACTTAATTGAGGTAGAACCTTATTTAACCAAGCTAACTCCTTATCTTTATCCCATATAGGTCTTGATAAATCATCAACCTGTCTTAATTCAAACTCTACATCAAACTCTTCATCAGTCTGGTTAATAGCCTGTTCTTTAGCAACAGTTGAAGCTGCACCATTAGATTCTCCCTGATTAATAGTAGCAGGAATAATAGGCTTCTCAATCTTAACTGGTTCAGCAGAAGGGGTATAAAGTATAGTACTTTCTTGAGACATATCTACAACTCTCTGAGGATTACCTTCCAGTATCTTCTTTATATTGTTCTTAGCCTCAGTCTCACTATATGACAGTACAGCATTCTTTACTAAAGCAATAGTATTACCATTAGGAAATACTGCATAGAAATCATTAGATGCAACATGTGCAGGTTGGTCTCCAAATCCTTTAGTAATATTAGGAACCTTAGTCATATATACCTCAACTCCATTCACTTTTCCAATAGGACTTAGATAACCTGTATGTAACTTTCCATCTCTCAAGAAGTAACCTACTTTACTATCTGACATACTATAGTCTGGCAGAACATTGTTTATAGGTTCTCTTGTTTCAAATGTACTGTTGAATATAGGTAAGCTACTATTAGTATTACTCACTTCTGGAGTAGCTACACTACCAACTAAAGGAACATTCACAGATGAATCATAGTTAAGAAGAATTCCCTTCTCCTTAGTTACTCTACTAACATTATCCTTGTTGTACTCAAGTACAAAAGGTAATATAGCTAAAGTAGTGATAGGAGTATGATATTGAGACTCAAATAAGTTCTTGTAAGCACTCAATTGTTTAGTATAATACTGCTCCTGACTCATTGTTTGGGTATTAGATTTATTCTTGAAATAATTAACCTTTCTACCATTCCTATCAACAAAGTCATAGAAGCTATATCTACTTGTCTTAACATCATATATCTTGAAGTTTCCATTAGCATCTACAGAGAGAATATCAACCTCACCAGCTACCCTGTTTCCATTCTCATACTTATTGAAAAGTACTATATTATTAGTAAGGAATGTTTCACCCCTTGCTTCAATATTACTCTTAATTTCAGTAAGAGAAGTAACCAAATCATTGAATGCCTGTTCAGACATATTGCTTGGTTTAACTGGCATCTCACTTGATGTGAAGAAGTTTCTGATTACACTATCTACAGAAGTACCTGCATCCAATGCTCTTTGTGAATTAGTTCCAGACATCTTATCTCTTACTATATTCACAATAGTATCTCTACTTCTTGCATCTATCTTACCCTCAAAGGCTGTAAGGTCTACACCATAATGGTTACTTAAGTTCTTAAGATAGTTATTGAACTGTGTTATATTATCTGCATTCTTTGAGAGATTAACTCTTAAATCCTGTAGAGCTTTAGTCTGCTTAGGAGACTGGGTCCAATTACTTCCTAATACTGAATGTACCCTCTTATATTCATGGTATTCACCATCATCCTCAAGGATATAATAAAACTCACCATCAGTTCTTGTCTTATCAACCTTAGTTTGGTTCTCTGCAATCTGGTCTATAACTTTCTTAGAGTCAGCTACAGTCTTCTTTCTATCAGCTAATTTCTGTTTGAATTTATCTGATGCAGCACCAGTTACATACTGACCTGTATTTCTGTTCAGAACCTTACCATTAGGGAGGAGGGTGATACCCCCCATCATCATAGAACCATTCTGAGCATCCCCATAGTTTTCTTGTATATAAGCCAAGTCAAAGAAAAATTGCTGCATGGAAGTATTATACATTCTTGTTATATCTTGACCTTGGTCATTTCTGATAGTATTGGTTTTCAAATCCACATATATATCTATACTTCCAAAAAGTTCACTATATGGTAATGTTACTTTTGTTCCAGAGATAGCACCTTCTGTACCTCCTACAGGAGTTTGTATCTTTCTGCCTTCCTCAGCCTTAACTGATGCAGGGTTTAGAGCTTGTTGTAAGTTGCCTTGTATATCAAAGTAATCTGTTGTAAACCAGTTACTTTTTACACTGGCATCTATTATATTGGATGTCATTACTCCAGAAGAGAGTAACATGTTATTGTAGCCTCCCTTATTAAGCATACCTAAATTCACCTGTAATGGAAGATTGAATGCCATTAAAATGTTTTGTATTTCACCAGCTACTTCCTGTGAATCTCTTGTATCAGGTTGAGTTTTAACACCCTCTCCACCTAATTCATAGAGAACATTAGGGTCCCATCTTTCAGTTAAGAATACAGTTCTTGCATCTTCTCTTCTGACTCTCTTACCATCTATTTCATCATAGATTTCATTCTTATTTGCATCTCTCTGAACCTTGGTAAACCTGATACCATTACCATTCTTACCTTGTATATAGTCAATATGAACATCACCAATATATAGACTTCTTGCCAAATCTTTTACTGCATTATTAACATCTTCCTCTGTAAAAGCATTAGCTAAAGCATCAATACTCTTCTTTATATTCTTGTATAAAGGAGTGGAGTTAACAGTAACATCTTCTGGGTTATATTCACTTTCATTGAAGTGCTTAACCCTTACAGCAGCAGGACTATATTTACCAGCAGCATTAGGAATAAGGATATACATCCTACCTTCCTTTTGGCTCATATCCATTGGCTTGATGATTAAATCATCACTAATTCTACCATTAGTGGATAGGATACCATTCTTTACAATACCAAAGATAGAACTTGCACTTACATTAGGTATTTCTCCCATGTTTCTTTCTTCTGTACCATAAGGTATTCTACCAACCATTATCTGAGATACTCTTGTAGTAGGAGTAGCTATAAACTTCTTATCCTTTCCAGTCTGATTGAATTCTTCTTTTACTCTTTCAATAAGACCTGATAACCCTTCATATCTATCTACTACATACTGACTTTCATCTAATGAACCAACTATTTGGTTATTTCTCTTATCTACAATAAAGATTGTATGGTCATTAAACTCAGGGTCAATCATAAAACCAAGTTCATCACCTGCCTTTAGATTACCTTCATTTACATAACTGAAAGCTCTATTATCTCTAAGATAGTTATAAAGTTCATCAAAGTTCAAGTTCTCTTTCTCAGCAACTACTACATTGAAAGGTCTGAAATCTCCATCCTTACTTGCATTAATATGCAATTCAGGAATAGTAGGTCTATAATACTGCCTCTTACCCTTTGCATCCCTATCTAATGATTGAGGAGTAGGAGCATTTTCATTGGCTTTCTTATTTTCCTCAGCTACCATTTGAGGAGTAATGTTACCTACAGGAGGTTCATAAGTATCAACTGGTCCAGCATTAACTGGTGGAACTGTAGGTGTACCACTATCTCCAGTTGTGTCTTTTGATGTAGTACCTCTTGTACCATCTGTTTTCTCAACTGGCTTTAGATATTCAGAAGGGAACCTTGCTTTGAATCTTTGGTCATTATTAACCTCACTCATTGCAGATAGAAGTCCATACTGAGCCTCAGCAAAATTCATCATATTCAAATCATCTGGCAGATTTTCATCATACAGACTTTCTGGATTATTAATGAATACTGAGTTAGGATTAGCCATTTCCTCAAGATTATTAGCATTTTCATGTTGAGTTCTAAGTAGTTCTTGTGCATTAGCTTTAGCCTCAGGAGAGATAGGTTGCCTATCTATTGCCCTGCTTACTTCACTATTATACATTTGAACTTCCTTATAGTCCTTAGCCATCTTATTACCTTCATTCTCAAGTTCATCAAGAATCTGTTGTCTTTTAGATGAATCAGGCTCATTATTCAATGCTTCTCTGAATTCATTAAGGTTAGTAGCAGCTAATGCTGCATCCTTAGTCTTAGCTATTTCCTGTCTTTCATTTTCTCTTATAATATTCTCTCTTTGTCTCTCTTGTTTTTGTGCAAGAGCTTGAGGATTTCTAAGGTAAGTATCATACTTGTCAATGAAATCAAGTCTTCTCTCAGCTATCTTATGAAGGTCATTAACCTCATCAATTATATCCTGTTTATTAGGGTCAGTCTGTAATGTCTTATCTAATAAAGAGATATAAGATTGAGCTTCCTTTGAATCAGCAAGTTCATTAATTAGTCTTACAGGAGAATAGTTCAATAAATCTGATAATCTATTAATCTTATTCTCATCACTGTCACTAATAAACTCTCTATCCATAGAGGCATCAAGCACTCCTTGAAGTCTGTCCTTTATATCTTCATGTACTGACTTAAACCTGTTTTCAAGGTTATCAATGTTTGAGAAGTAATAAGTCATTTCTTCAAGACCATCTTCATCAAAGTAATCACCAATCTTAACTTGTAAGTCCTGACTAATCTTTCTGTAATTATCTACAGCTTCCTTAGTTTCCTGAGTTTGCTTTTGAATCTGCTCAATTACTTCTTCATCAGTCATATTGTCATATACTGATGTACCAGTTTCCTGATTAGTAGTAAGTTGTCTAATCTGTTCTACATCCTCAGGTCTTACATTTCCAGCCTCCTCAATTATATCATATAGGTCATTGATTCTTCCTGCCTTATCAAACATGATAACATCACTAATAAGCTGGTTATGTTCAGCATTCTTAAACTCAAAGTTATCATTATTATCAGCAGCTTCATCCATTTGCTTTTGATAAGCATTATGCCTGATAGCTGATTGATAGTAGTTAAGGAATTCAGGTGACTGTACTCTATTATTAAGTTGGGTTACAATAGCATCATCTTTCTCACTTCTTTCTCTTATCTCTTGTATATCTTCCTTAATACCTCCTTGTAGATATACTGGAGATTGGAAACCACCCTCACTATTTCTTGTACTTCTAAAGCCCGGAATACCTACTAAACCAGTTAAACCACCAATAAAACCTTCTTCCCATCCTTCAACAGTACCATAGGTTTGTTGTATAGCTTTTGCAGTAGCTTGTAACCAGTCAATAGTTTCACTTTCTGCATCTGGGTCTATCTTGGCTCCATAGAAGTCATTAAGTTCAGAAGCATATTTATATCCTGCAACTTTACCTGCAACAGCCTGTCCCATTTCTTCATAAGGACCTTCTGCAACACCCTTACTTGCAATCTTCAAGGCATTTCTAAGTACAGAAGGTTTAGCTGCACTATAACTTACAGTACCATCCTCTGCAACTGCCCTTAGTATCTGACTACCCTTTTTAGCTGTATTATATCCACCTGCATAGAACTTACCAAACTGCCAAGCATCTGATACAGTAAGTAGTGGAATATTTAGAGCAAAGTCTATATTACCCATCTTAGCCCTATCTTCTGATAGTTTCTGTAGCCCACCTTTGTAATCAAACTTAGCATCTACTCTTGCTTGTAACATAGCTTGTCCTTCTGGAGTAAGGGTTTCCACTACATTTCCATCAGGGTCAATTTGCATACTACTATATTGAGGAAACTCTCTAAGCATAGCTTCTTGCTCTTGTGCTGCTACTTTAGCTTGTGCATCATCAAGTTGTTGTTTGTGAAGCTCAAACCAGTCTTTACTATTTTGAATAGCCTCAATTCTTGCTTCACCTAATGCCCCTGAGAAAGCACCAGTAAGTTTAAGAGTAGGCTCAGCCATCTTAAGTTTCTTAGCATCTCTTGCTAATTCCTCAGTAAGCCTTACACCATCAAGGAATAAATCTCCTTCCCTATAAGCTTGTAAAGCTGCATTAGGGCTAAGAGCCTCACCTGAGGCTGTAACTGCACCTTTGAATGCTTGTCTTGCTTTATTAAGACCAAGTAATCTTGAGGTGGCACCAGCACTAATCTTACCAGAATAGGCAGCACCAACAGCAAAACCTAAGTTCTTAAGGAACTTGTCTCCAATAAAGTTAGCTGAGAATATATTCTCATACCAAGGGTCATTCTGCTCTGCATCAGTATAGTAATTAGGTAGAGCTGATTCTGACCATTCATTCACTTGCTGCATTGCATTTGAGAAGGGATTATCCCAAAAGCCTGAGAATGTTCCTGTAGCTGCTGCATTACCTAAACCTACTATAGTACCAAGAATACCATCAGCAAATGTAGTACCTGCAAGAACAGCACCCTTAGCTAAACCAGCTCCTATTTGAGCATACCAAGGTTGCAATTCACCTCTTGTATTGGCTAAATTATCAAGTTGGGTTAGTGAGGTAATACCAGTGTCATACACACTCTCCCCTACTCCCTCTCTATAAACTTCTTGATATGGGGATTCAAAGTTCTGTTTCTGCCTAATTTTGAACTCAGCAGGAGAACTACTAAGACCAGTTTCTTGAAACTGTCTTTCTTTTCCTTCATTGGTATTTAACCCTCTCAAGCCAGAGATTCCAGCTTGAGTAGGGTCTGTTCTATCTATACTCATAATTAAATATTTGAATCTGTATTACTTTCTCTTTTAGCAATGGAATTAAATCTACTATAAATATCATTCATTAACTCAGTTATATAATGTCTCTGAGCCTCGACATCTTCATTTTCTATAGCTTGATTAATCAACATCAATTGGTTTTGAATGACATTTCTTCTTATACCATCTTCATATACCTTTGTTTCTCCAGCTACAACTTCTGGGTCAAGAAGGAAATTCTTAGTATCACCCTTGCTATTAGTACCTGTAAATACAATTCCTAAATTAGGGTCATATTCAATCTGAGAATCTTCATTGAAATAATCCTTTATATCTTTATAGGAGAGCATATCTCCTTTCTTGTTAGAATCAAGTTCATATATTCCAGATTTTCCATCAGTTCTTCTTGATATTGAAGCTGCATTCTCTCTGATAGTTTTAGAAATTAGAGTTGGGTCTGTTATAGAGGTTATATAGGTTACTTCCCTCATTGCAGATTTACTTAAATCACTGTTTATTTTAGCCTCAATCTGGTCTAAGTTTCTTATTCCATACTCCTTCATCAAGTTAGAAATTCTTTCTTGATTAGGTTTATATGTTTCTACCTTTCCAGGTGTCCTTTGTAGGTGCCCCCTTGTTCCATATAACTCAAGAGGGTCTGAACCAACAACTCTTTGTGCTGTTTCATCCAAGTTTATAGTACCATTCCTTACACCTTGTATAAATGCTATATCATCTTTTTTCTTCTCAACATTTACATCTTTTACCTTGGTAACACCAGAACTTCTGAAATAAGGACTTTGCACATCTTCCTTAGTACCTTTCTTTCTTGCTTGGGCTAATCTTTCCTGCATTGCATAATCATAAGCCTTATTAGAAAGAGTTTGATATTGAGTTTCACCTACTGCATTCCACAAACCTTGTCTTGCATAATCATAAGCTCTATTAAGGATATTCTCATCATTCCAGTTCCTAATACCAGAACTTCCTATTGCATCTTCCACAATCCCTTGAAGTATAGGAGAAGCCTCAGGATTATTCTGTACAGCCTGCATAATTTCATCAGGTCTGAATCCCTTCTGCATGATGGTTTCATAATATTGATTACCTAAGATTGTTCTCCACTTTCTTGGGTTTTCTCTTACTTCCTTAGCTAAATTCTGTGCAGCAGTACCTACTTGTTTGGATAATAGTGCTCCAGAATAGGATTGTGGTGATAAGGCTGGATTAGCTATAAGTTCATCTAAGGAAAGTGTAGAAGCAGGTCTATCAAATAATAGTGTACTATCTTGAGCCTGTAATTTCCTTTGTTCATCTATCAACTCCTGTCTTCTCTTATAAGCCTGTTCTATAGGAACAATCTCAGAAGAGTATCTTCTTTTCATATCAATCAACCCTTGTCTACTTGCAGGAGTAAGTCCTTGTTTAGCTAATGACTCAGCTTGTGCAGCCAAGTCATTAGAATATTGTTTGTATATTGCATAAGCCTGTGGGTCTGTCTGTTCATTAGCCATCCTCTCAAAGATACCTGCTTTAGCTCCTAATTCACCCATACCCTCTTGAATAGTATTATATTCTTGAGTGTATGCTTGTAAAGGTTGTATAAGCTCATTGTAATTGAAGGGTCTGAACTTGGCATTACTTACAAAACTAAAATTAGGCATAAGTACCTCTCTTTCTTTTTAATTTACCACCTTTAGCTCTCTTAGTTCCTCCAGTATATTCTCCTCTTGTATTTATTTTGAATACACCTGATTTAGCTAATGTATCTGCCCAGTTCCTCTGCTCATTCTCCCAGCCTAAGTCACCTAATCCTTGTAAGAAATTAGTTATATTAGCACTTCTTCTTGCAGCATCTTGGTCTTTAATAGCCTGTCTCATTTGAGCAGCAGTTGTAGCCTGTCCTAATCTTGCTCTCTTAGCTGCATTTCTTGATTCTGCATTAAACATTGAAGCCTTAAGTCCAGTCTCAGTATTAAACATGTTAGTACCTCTATTGAATGCCTCAACTCTTTCTCTCAACTGTTGGTTATATTCCTCTGCTTGTCTTGCCAAATCACCGATGCTTTGACCATAGTTATAATCAGCAGCAAGTATTCCAGCTTGAGCATTAAGCCTATTACCACCTGATGTATTCTGTAAAGCCCTTCTTGTGGCAGCAGCCTGTTGACTCATCTTATTAATATAATAATCCCTATCTAAAGGTCTATAAGATAGATAGTTTCCAATAGGAGCATACCCTGCTGCCTCAGCACCTAAGCCTACTCCACCTATCATATCAGCACTACCATAGTCTGGTCTACTGAATAAATCTGATAGACTTGCTAAACCTGAGCCTATAATTGGTGCATATCTTGTCCATGTCTGCCTCTTATCATTATTACCTTCTGGAGCTATTTCACCAGTTTCTCTTGATTGAGCCATAAGAGCTTCAAGTTCCCCAACACTCATTGGGTCTTCCAAAGCTAAGCCATAAGGATTTGTATCACCACCATAAGCAAACATACTTGGATATTCATTTCCTTCCCTATGGGCTTCCTTTCTTTGCCTTGCTTCCTCTTGTGCAGTAGCTATTCTTTCCATAGCAGCTTGTAATCCTTTAGTACTTAGAGGGTCATTAGGTCTTTCCTCACTTTCTCTTTGTGCAGATTTAGCAGCCTTAGCAAAGGTTTTACCTCTTAACTTGTACTCCTTTCTTATATCATCAGGTATCTCCATTCTGTCAGAGAATACATAATCATCATAAACTACTTCACCTTGCTCAACTAAGTTAGGAGCACCTTCTGGGTCAACTCCTATTTGGATTCCTTGATAAGGATTTTCTTCATGAGAACCTCCTTCATCAATAAATGTAACTCCATTAGTAAAGTCTCCACCTTGTGTATTCAACCATCCTCCAAAAGCCTTTAGTGAAGGATATTTAGCAAGGACTTTTCTTCTTACACTCTCATTACCATGTAATCCAGCTAATCTGAGTGCATCTCTTGCATCAGCTTTAGTTGGTATTGGGTAACTTCTGTGAGGTCCTGCAAAGTCTCCAGAAGGAACAGATGGATAAGGCTTTTTCTTAGAGCCATAGTTTTTCTCTCTGGATAAGCCACCACCTTCTGCAAAAGCATTATATGTATTCATCTCAGGTAATGCTTGGAATGAGTTAGGAAGAGAAGTCAATCTTTGTTTAGCAATTGCACTCATCTCTTGATTATTTAAGTATCTATTATCAAACTCATAGCCTATTGCACCACTACCAAATTCAAGTGGACCACCATAAGCAGAGAAGTTTGATAGTACATTGAAATCATTCTGTGTATCAATGTTTGAAGCAGTATTAGCTAAAGATAGTGCTGCTCTCTGGTTAGCAGCTTTAATCCTTCTATTTAATTCTCTGGTCTTCTTTTTAGTCTTATTACTGAACCATCCATCAGACCCTACTTGAGATTTACTTACATCTCCTATGTTTCTTAAAGAAGACCAATCAGACATCAACTGAGCATTTGTTGAAGCTCCTGACACATATCCTTCTTGATTCTTTATATTACCTTCAGTTTGATTTATAAAGTCTTCATTAAGGTTAGACCCAAACATACTATTGACAAGACCTCCAACTAATCCTACTCCTGCACCAACTAATCCCCCTACACCTGGTATATTACTGGCTAAAGAACCAACAGTTTGAAGTGCATTCCCAACACCAGTACTATTTCCTTTTGGGTTCATTAAACCAGTTACTACAGAAGAAGCAGTATTAGCTATTCCACCTATTCCACTTGAACCTATACCAAGTTTCTCCAGTGCACCTCCAACACCTGAATCCATAAATTTGTTAGTAGCATTTTGGTTCCAGTCTGCAAATGTGCCTAATACACCTCCATTAGCATAAGAGTTGAAGTATTTATGTTTTCTCCTAATTCTTTTCTTAGCCATAATATAATTAATTTTATTGCAAATGTATAAAAAGGTATTGAATAAACAAAGCCTTTAATTAAAAAAGAAAGAGTCCACAAACTAAAATGTTTATGGACTCCTATTAATTATGCAAAATAGTGAATAATAGCATCATGAAACTCTGTTCTATATGTATTAGGAGTATTCATTCCTAACTTAATATAAGCCCAAGTGTTCCTTATCCTATCCCTGTTATTTACTATTGCTCTTGGTATATTAGCCCTCCACACCCTAAACTTTTTCTTTAATGGAGAAGGATGTCCAAGTAGATTAGTGAGAAGGGTAGTACCATGCTGATATTCATTCCATACATCAAGAGTATCAAAGGTTTTATTGCTCATTAGATTATCACCATCCCAGCTATCAGCTCTAAACTCTACTGTATTGAATATCTTATCATTTGGTTCCTCAGCATTAGCCACAAAGGTAATACTGAATGGTTTGTATTCACCAAAGAACATATTATAGTCTCCAGCAAACTGTTCCCACATCTTGCCATCTTTAAAGGCATAGAACTCACTACTTACATTGAACATAGCAGGAACCCTTTCATAACTCATGAATGAAGTAAACTGGTTAATCAACTCTGAATAACATAGACAGTGGTCCTTATAAGTAAAATATACATCATTATTATTCTTGTCATAGAATGACCTATAGTTGTTATAACCAACAGGTTCCCAGTCTACATGAACATTATGGGCACTAATCCACTGTCTAAATCCTAACTTATCAGATAGACTGACTATTTCTCCATTAAATAGATATAATGAATTAGTCTCATTATCTATGAAGTATAGTCCAGAAGGAGATTCTGCAATAGACCACTTATTGGTGCAGCCTATAGTATTACTTATATATCTTTTACCACTTACCTTCAATCCATTAGTAATCTCAATTGGCAACCCATCAGAGGTTGGTATCTGAACTCTACTGTTGAATAAAATATTACTTAACCCCCTTCTCTGAAAACAGAATATCTCATTATTATAAGTGTTCAAGGAGGTTACTTCCCCTTTATCACCATCAAGGTCTAATGTTGTTGCAACATTAATTTTAGTCCAATTATCCACTTCATTACCAAGTATTTTTTCCTCAGTCCATGTAATACTATTAGGAAAATCATTAAGACTACTTATTTCATTCAAATATTGATAAGTAAAATAGTTATTACTCTGGGAATAAATTGGATTATAAAGATTGAATATAGAAGGAGTAATAGCTAAGTTGGTAACATTTCCTCTATTTCTATCATACCTACCATCTATATTGATATGAGTTTCACAATAAAATGATACCATTTCAACTACAGTATTCATATCCTCTAAGGTGAATGGATATGTCTTTAGACAATCATATCTTTGAAGATAGGTATCACCTTGAAGAAACTCTATTCTACTACTGTCATTAATATCAATTGGGTCTCCAGATACTATCCACCTGTTATTTAACAGAGCTTCTTCTGTTTTACCCCCAAATCTATTATCCTCATCTATAGTCTGAGTCAACTCTACAAGCCATAACCCTGAATATCCAGTACTAAAGGTACTGAATATAGCACTGCTATCTTTTGTATGGTCATGATTTGTATTACTATTAGGGATTATAACCCTATTACCATTTTGCTTGTTTAAAGCAAATACAGCATGTTTTCCAGACTTATATTTGATGCTTACAGGACTATTGGTATATCTTTCAGAATCTTTAAGATTGACAGTTCCTAATACTGGTATAGTAATTTTATCAACAAAAGTGGTATTTTCAGACTCACCATTATATAATTGATTTATAGTTTTTATATTTTCATAACTATTAGTAACAACACCAATATCTGAACCTACACCTTCTGTTTTAGAACCAGGAGGTATTACTTTATCAACATTACCATAGTATAACAGAGACTCATCATTCCTAACTATTGAAATAGCTGTAACTTCGTTAGAATCTACTATCTCTACATTTGATATACCAGCAGGGGGAACCCAAGATTCTGTTAATCCCAGAGTGAAATAAGTAGAATAACTTGTTCTCAAATTACCCAATTTATTTGATTTCAAATTAGAATAGGTATTACCTTCATATCTAAAATCATTAATTAATGAGCCTTGTCTTTGCCAAGGTGATACTAACCATGCCCAATTACTCTTGTAAGCTTTTTGAGTATCATTAGTTAATAAGGGGATTCCCATCCAATGATACCCAGAAGAAAGAAGTCTACCTCCTTTATTTGTTGAAAAAACAGTTTGTCTTTCATACTGTGGGAACTTATTATAAAATCCATAATCTAAAGTAGGTTGAACCCCTGTACTCTCTGCAAGAACAGACCTATAAGATATACCAGAATGTAATGCAACAGAGCCTATAAATTGGCAGCCTAAGTTAATATTTGCTGTATTTATATCTCCAAATTCTATATCAGGAGAATGAAATGTAAGAATACTACTATCTACTAAATAGTCATTTACTTCTGTACTACCTTCTGCTAATGTCTTTAAAGTTTCTACCCCTATCTCAGTAGTCCTATCAGGATATACAGGATTGATACTATCATAATCAACATATTGAGCATAAGTTCCATTATTTGCCTTCACATCATCAGAATCATCTCTATTAGCTTCATCAACAAAAGGTCTAAAAAACCAAGATGATACTGCATAAGGACTATTAGATTCTCTGTCTAAATTTGTCCATAGAGTAGGACATACTACACCTTGACACAATATAGTTCTATCACTATTTGTGGGAACTACTATCATTCCTCTTGCCTTTATATAACCAAGAGCTTTAGCTTCATCAAGTACACTCTTTGGTATAGTATAGTAAGGTTTTACCAAACTTAATTTAACAGTACCAGATAAGTTATTAGAATCTACATTAGGGTAAGTATCTACCTTGCTATCTCCTATATATAATACTTCTGACCATTTACCTTTCTTATTTTGGAATTGAACCCCGAACCTATAAGTTTCACCTCTTTTAAATGATGTAATCTGGTAACTATTATTATTTAATTGGGTTTTATAATCATAAGTTAAATTAGTTCTTTCACCAGTATCAAGAAGCTTATTACCAAATACAACAGAACCCTTCACACTCTCTCTTGCTTCCTTTGAGAACAATAAAGTTTTTATGTGAATATTTCCAAGAAATAAAGTATTGTCCTTTTGAGTCATGGTGTGAGGAATTATTTCTTCACCACCTATGTAAAGTAGTAAGGTACTATCTACACTACTTCCTGTTGTATTATTATCTGTATATCTGATTACTGAACCAATAACATCCAAATCAGCCACTCTTCTTACAACTGGGGTAGAATCTATACTTGTTCTAGAATATATCCTTATATAATCAAAATTAGTATCAGGATTACTTATAACTATATCAAAACTATTGGAACCTATCTCTTCTGGACTCCCTCCTCTATTACTTGCATGAGTGTAGTATATAGGTGTTTGATATATAATATTACTTTCAGAGCCATTTCTATTATAGTAAGTGAAAGCATATTGCACCACTCCAGAAGGAAACTTGCTGGCTACCTTAAGATTGGAGGTAACAGTGATTGTTTCATCCAACTTCAATTCTGGAATAAAATCAAATGAACTATTATTCCATTCTTCTATTGTTGTAGAGTCAGATACAATATTAATAACTCTTGGTTGATTTAATCCATCTACCCAATATATCTTCTGAATATTATCATTTTCATATACACCAATATTCTCAATAGGATAGTCTGTACTAAAATTAAGATTACCTGAGAATAGAAGTAGAGTCTCAAAATAGGTACCTTTATTTTCAAGTCTATAGATATTATCTTTTGTACCTTTTGTAAATAAGGTTACATAATTATTTAGCACATTCTGTCCAAGTAATATCCCATCAATAACTACAGGGTCTCCAGAAGGAGATTGTAATGGTATCTCCTTATTACCTCTCTCATTAGTTACAGTAAGAAGAGTATTATTATCTCTTGCAGTTATTCTGATATTCTGAGCATCAAAGGCATATTCTGGATTGAATTTAGAGACTGATAAGTCTCTTTGTAACCCTTTAAAAAAGTGTTGTTCTTTCTTTAGTGCCATATTAATATACTCTTAGATATTCCTTGTCCCCTAAGTTCTTGAATCCTCTTCTGAACTCAGTTACTCTTGGAATCATTTGATTTAACATATTTGTAATTGATTCCATTTCTGATACAGAAGGAATCACAAATTCATTATTACACTGTCCAGCCTTAAATGCGTATTCTTGCTGGGTGTTATTTAGTACAGCAGGGCTTATTTTACCCATATCAAAAAGAATAGTGAACCACTCCTTCTTGATATATAGTTCCAGTGCTTTAAGGAAGATAGAGTTATCTGGAATTAAAGGAAGACCTTCATCATCCAACATAATAGCCTTATAACTAATATCCACCTTTTCATGTTTGATTGAAGTAAATATCACTCTACCTTGTGTCTTGAAAGAAGGCTCTCCTCTCTCACACCAATCTCCTTCCTTATGGTCATGGGTAGGATAGGCATTGAAATTATCAGTCATTGCTCTAAGTGCCATTCCATTCTTGTGTAATCTGACCTGATTAATAGAGATTAAATCACAGGGCAACTCACCTCTATACTCCTTAATATCTATTGTTTCCATCTTATCAACATAGACATTAGGAAGTCCCATTGCACTAATAAAGTCCAATGTATATTGAATAGCTGTTTCAAGATTGAGGTCAGTAAGTAGTGGGTGTCTTAGTAATCTGTCAAGCACTACTCTTATATTTACGTAGCTAACATTATTAACCATATCTTAATTTCCTTTCTAAGTAAGGAGCATCTATTAGACCCTCCTTTATTCTTTGTTTAAGTCTTATCTTTAAATCTTTGTTGAATAAGAATTCATAGTAAGAATTATTGTTGTAGGTAGCTGACTCTCTATTGTAATATACCTTAAAGATTTCATTCTCCTCTACTCTAACTAATGTCTTATCTTTGAAAGCCTCTTCATCTTCATACCAGAGTTTGAGTGTCTTATCCCAGTCTATGGGAAGGTTAGTATGAATCTTTCCATCCTTTCCTAACCTTATTCTCCTATCATACTTTCTTATCTCAATAGTGCCCATTGATTTAGGAAGTCTAACATCATGACCCAGTAATAATTCATCAACCAAATGTAAGTTTATCTTTCTTATGATAGAAAAATATTGTGACTCAGTAAGAACATATTCCTTACTATCAGGCTTATTCTTTCTATAATACTTATATCCATCATATACACCCAATGAATTCCTTACTTTATATTCTCTTGGTTGGTTGACCTTCTTTATCCTCCTTTTAAATTCTCCCAGTGTCTCCATTATCTATTTGAATCAGGCAGATTATCCTCTGCATTATTATCTTCATCTTTCTTCATAAATTCAGGACCTCTTAATTCTTTAACTACAAGTTCTATCAAGGGAGGCACAAGTGAGTCTTCCAATGGGAACTCCTTATCCTCTAACCTACATATTGTACCACTCTCTTCTGGACAAGCCAATTCTGATGCTTCCTTAGCATCTTCAAAGATTGCACTAAACCTTATTCTTTCAAGATGCAGGAATTGAGGATTCCATGATTTAAAATACAAATAACCATCAGGGGCTTTTGAACAATAGATTATGTTTCTCAGGAACTTATTATAACCTACATATCTCATTCTATCCCTACTTATATAAGTAATCTCACCTTGATAGAAGTCCATAGGATATACTCTTGGATTACCTATCATCATAGTAGTAGGAACCTTATTCCTACTTCTTAAATAGGAGTTACCTTCACAAGGTTCTCCACTAATGGCTGGAACCTCAATAAGGTCTAAACATATACTCTGATAGTCACTATCTGGTATCTGTTTCTTTATGTCTGAATATCTCTGTTTCAGCAAGAATGACCTATACTTTACAAGCAGAAATATGATATGGTCTTTTGTATAAAAGCTATCATCTGAGCTTAACTTAAGCTCATCAAGCACCATATAAATTACTTCATTATATGTCATAGTTTTATTGTTATATTATAAAATTAAACCCTTGTGCAAAAGTAAGTAATTAAACTCAACTGCACAAGGGTTTTACTATTTTTATATTCAGGGTATAAAGATTATGCTTCTACTCTAAAGTTATCATCCTCAGTACTTCTTAATATACTATCCTCTGTTATTCTTGGTACAAATGTTCTTTTGTTAGAATGAACCAAAGTATCATAGCTCTCAAACATTGGAAAGTCTATCATACAAGTACTTCCTGCCAGACAATATAGTGCATTGACTATATTCCTGTAATCATCTTGTGTCACATAATAAGACATTTCTCCTGCCAACATTTCTTCCATGAAGAAGAGAACAATTATCTTATCTACATCACTGTACTTCTTATATCCAAATTGAGATAGAGTAGTAAAGTATCTTGTGATGGCTTCCTCAGATATTTCAAGCATTTTATCCATAGCATCCACAATTAGAGGTTGGAGACTTGGCATTATTATTTATGAAGAACTTATTCCAGTACTTAATAGCCTGTGGATAGTTTCCTGTTCTAACACAAAGTTCAATTGCTTTTAACTTAAGTATCATATCAATGAAACCCTTTGGTATATTACAATCACATTCTACTTCTTTTAGATACTTGAGAGTCTGTTTGTATATAGGTTGCAGGTTAATTACAGTACCTAATATTTGGTCCTTACCAAATCCACATGGAGTATCAGTTGATGGAGTACCTTTAGACTTTACATACACAAAGAACATAGTACTGCAAGGAGAAACCTTTAAGTCTTGAATACTTAATTCAAGTCTTACATTCTTCATTTGTTGTGTACCATAAGTGAAACAGTATGATTCATCTTCCTTGACTCTTACTGGGTTGCAACTACATTGCTCAGGAAGAGAATAGGTTAAATCATAAGCATCCTCTACATTATACACATAAAGAGGATTGTCACTTGGTCCATTCATCACAAAGGTATCTTGGGTATCAATGATTATACTATCTAATAGGACATCATCAAAGTAGTCCTGATTATCTATGGATACATCAATTATAAGAAATCTATTATCCGGGCTAATATTAAGCTGATTAAAATGTATCATAGTTCATATTTTTAATTGATAAAAAAAAAGGAGCATAGTGTCTCTATGCCCCTTCTAATGCTATATCACTTAGGATAAAGTAGCAATTGCAAGCCCTGATGCAGTATTGATAGCACCAATTAGAGCATTCATTGCAGTGTGACTACCATCATCTACAGCAACCAGTGTAATAGTCTTTTCAGACTTCTGAACTGATTCATTGCTTCCTGTATAGAAATAGTGAATATCCAGTACATCATAAACTGCACTTGGGTCTACCAAGTAAGTAGTCTTAATAGTATTAGGATAACCCATTCCTCTGTAAATGTCACCTCTTGCACCCATACAGAAGTATTCAAGGTCTGCAATAAGATGTCCATCAGGAACAGTCTTAGTAGGTGTAACTACAGTTGCAGTACCCCACAGTCTTTCTTGACCATCAACTTCAATAGTTAAAAATTGAGGAGTAAATGGGATAAATGCTTGAGGCATCATACCAAGAACCCAAGGTTGTTCTGCTTCCTCAATAATAATACCAGTAGTAGAACCACCAGTTAAAGCTACAGCAGGTTCTTCTACTACAACAACAGTTTCTGGTGTACCAGTAACTTCAACAAGAGCACTAGCTTCAGCATCAGCAGCAATTAATGCAGCCAAATCACCAATAGTCTTAGCAGCAGCAGTCAAAGATGCAGTAATGGTAGTTACTCCAGATGCAGTAGTAACATCAACAGCAGCAGCAGTAGCAGATACACTATCAATACCAAATTTAATACTGTTACCTGCTGTTCCTACAGTCTTAGCAGTTACTGTAATACCTGCATTATCAGCTAACACAGCTTTTGCCTTTACACCATCCAGAAATACATTTACCAACTTACTGGTATCTTTTGACATGTTAGCATTAAGAGAAGTTACCATATCTTGATAGAACTGTTCTGCTGTCATTCCACTTCTTGCAATTACTTCACCATACTTGAAGTATTGGTCTTCCTCTGACAAACCAATGTATTGTCTGAAAGCCAATCTCAAGATATAATTCTGACCTGCTACAGGAGTTGCAGATACATTTGCATCAAGAGTAACTGAGTATCTAACCAGCTTATGAGCCAGAGCTTCTGATGGTGTAGCCTTTGCATACAATACATGCTTAAGGTCAATCTTATCACTTGCTACAATCCCAGCAGGAGACATAGACTGAAAATACAGAGTAGTCTTAGCTGTATCTGCCTTTGGCACAATATCACCAGCAGTTGCAAGAGCTGCTGTATTATCTTTGAGAGCCTTTGCAACATATAGCTGTCTTACTTGATTAATAGAAATTACCATAATCTTTTTTAGTTTAATTAAACATTTATATTTATTCTTTATTTCCTGTCAGTTGAGTTTTACTTATTATGGCAAGCTGTACAGCCCTTTCAAGTATTGCTCTGTGTACTACAGGATTTAGTTCACATTCACTTTCAGTACTTATACCATTGATACTTAGTCCATCAGGTAAATCTACCAGTATAATAGGAGTAGGTTGAGAGATATATCTCATTAAATATTTGTCCACATTATACTTGCTGATTAATTCAGCTAAATCACTTTTTATATCAAGTCTTAGTACTCTGTCTTTACTTGGTCCTCTAAATGGATTATCTTTTGCTCTATATAAATCATCCTGTGGTAATGGAACCACACTTGCCTCTATACCATCTAAGCAACCTAATCTACTGTCCTTGAGGAGTGCCACTTCATAAGTAATGAACCAAGTATCTTGTGGTATCTCAAAGAACACTGAATCTTTTGATAATCCAAGCTTTCCTGTAACCTTAGTACTTGTTTCATAGGTCTCCACCAAATTGCTCAAATATCTTCTTATTTCTTCTGTCTGTTCAAAGGACTTACCATAAATAATATTCCTTCCAGAGTAGATGTCAATAATCAGTTGTTCCTGAGCATTAGTGAGAAATGTTGATTTCTCATATTCATCAAGGGTTATATTAGGAGTGATACCAAATGAGTTAAGTAAAGTACTGAATCCATCAGAAAATTCTTTATTAGTCATACTTTATATTTTTACTCTGACCTTTGTCCTAATTCAACACTTGCTTGCAAATCTCCTTGGTAAGCTGCCTTAGCCAATTCAACTGCCCTCTGTAATATCTCACTATGAATAACTGGGTTAAGCTCACATTCTGAAATAGTGCTTACACCATTTATTGTGACATCACCATATTCAGAAGATAGATTAGTAGTGATAATTGGAGCAGGTCTTCTTATATACCTTACCTTATAGTCTGTAATAGTTTCATTACTGTTCACTATTAATTCTACAGAGATATTATTTATAGAAGCAGTAATTATTCTCCATGCCTGATATTTAACTGGTTCCTTGTAAGGTCTTGACATAAGCCTTGTATAATCAGAATAACTGATTGGAACTATCTGTTTAGTTCCTGCATTAGTATCAACAGCCTCATTTATAACCAAGAATAAGTCAGCAGGTAAATCATATACCTTAGCTCTCTTATCAAAGGTGATAGTAGGAGCACTTGTATTAAGTACTCCTTGCCCTACCTTTATTAATTCTGAAAAATCTATTTGTCTTTTTGGTGAATCATCTAATCCTTTTCCATACTTATTACCTGCTGGTTCAAAATAGTTCTTAACTATCTCTTCCTGAGCCTTAGTAAGCAGTACAGACTTTTCATACTCATTTAACCCTGGAGCAGCATTGCTCATTATGTTGTTATAGAGTACATCAAATTCATTAGAAAATTCATTAACATTCATATCTTTATTCTTTTAGCTTTGCTTCCAGACTGAACTTCAATTCTTGTCTCTTAGGAGCACTTAAGAACTTAGCAGCTACACTCAAAGTAGGTTCTTCATTATCTCCACATAGAGGAGAACCATCAGATTTCAGGTATAACATACCACCTCTGTTACTAATTAGACCTTCTTCAATAGCCTTCTTAATCAGAACTTTAGTATCAAGATACTGGTCTTCTGAAACTCTTAAGAAAAGTTTTGGGTCAGCTTGAATTAGCTTGTTAATCTTCTCATGTAAGAATTCAATCTTAGTTGTCTTAGCAAGAGGTCTACCATCAATAGTTTCAATGATTACTCTCAGCTTATCAGCATCATCTTGAATTTCACCAAACTTCATGTATGACTGCATTGTAGCATTCATTTCCTTCTTAGCAGTCTTAGCTTCCTCACCTTCCTGTACAATTACAAACTGATAAGTCATTTTAGGTCTGTCTTGCAGCTCTTGAAGGGAAGATGCAATATAGTCCTTGTTTGCTAAAAGGATTTTATATTTGATATAATCATCAGGGTCAGCCAAGTTCAAGAAATTATCTTGCTTAGTTAATCTCACTGTATAATTATCCCAGAAATTATCTATCTTCTTATAGATAGATAGAGCATTATATTCAAGACCCATTATCTCTTCAAGGTAGGCTTTCTCTTTATCAGTGAGGGCATTTACATACATACCAGAACTTAATCTTGGTAGAGTAAACCATCTTACTGCTGCTTCTGCCATACCCCCATATAGGATATGCTTAGGGTTTGAAACTAAACCAGTTTGCTTGGGAACAAACCTTACTATAACTCTTTCATTTCTTAGGCAGCTAATAGGTTCATCATTGTCCTCTATTACTGCTTGTTTCTTTGTTTTTCTTGTCTTTGGTTCCTCAAAGAGGTCATTCACATCAGATACAACTGGTGTTTCCTTCATAATCTCTTCATCATCCAAAACCATCTTACTAACTTCTTTTGCCATATTACTTCTCCATTTAACATTTTAAAAAAGAAAAAGGGAGGAGGAATTACCTGCCTCCCTTTTATTTATGCTTATCCTTGCAGAATCGCAGGAATTAATGACATAGTTCTTGTTGGGTCAAGCACACAAACACCCAAAGTAGCCATCCTGTGAATTACAGCAGAGTCCTCATCAAATGACATATAAGGATTACCCTTTTGTCCAGTGAAAGGATTTCTAATACCCCATTGGTATCCTCTGTACTCATTGTCACCCTTAATCTTACACTTGAAGATATTAGGTTGGTCCATAGTACCAATATACCAGATGTCATATCTGTAAGAGAAAGCTACACCACCATTTGGATGTAAAATCTTATTTCTTACTGGGTCATCATAGAATGGGTCAACATCCAATCTCACTCTAACACCATTAGGAGCCTTATATTCAACAAATTGGAAACCAGCACTAAGTGCATTGCTGTGAAGTTTTGATTGAACTTTCTCAACAACTCTTGTAGAGTTATTATCAAGTACAAATGTAGTCCAACCAGATACAGTCTTCAATACTTCCTTATGGAACTGAATAGCACCTCTTTCACCAGTCTTGATTACAAAGAGTCTATCATCCATTGCAAGTTTAGAAGCTGATAGTTCATACAGTGCATCTTCAAGTAACTTCAAGCTGAATGTATTGTAGTACATAGTATTGGCAACCTCTGTTTGTTCAAAGATACCAGCACCAGTCTTAATAGCATTACCTGATTTACCAAAGTTCATGTATTCACCATTCAGATTTCTGTTTGAAGTACCCCATGCCATAGCATTATTCTTGTACTCATCAAATTGAAGTTCTACTTCCCAATCTACATAGTGCATCCACATATTTGCAGTGTCCTTCACTTGCTTTCCACTTTCAAGATTCCTAACCATAGGAATACCCATAGCAAGTTTCTTGTTTAGCTTATTACCAGCTACCTTGTGTTGGATTCTGATTGTAGTCCATTCATTTCTCATGCTTACAGGAGAAGTGAATCTAACATCACCAACCTTTCTTGAAAGTTCTTTTTCTACAGGAGCAAACTCAATAGAGAATCTTTCTCCTTGTTGCAGTCTTTCAGCAGGAACACCTTGAGTATTACCACCCATAAGTTCTACTTTGTACACTGCATTAGTACCTTCCATTCTTGCATCACCAAGGATTCTAAATGGATATACTTGGTTCAAGTTACCTACAATAACTTCACCATCTGCAAACCAGTCTTCTGGGAATACCAGATAGAAAGGAGATGTACCAACTCCCACATTAGCTGCACCAGCAGCAACTACAGTACCATTTTCATCTCTTGCCTCAACAAGAGGAATGTTTCTCCTTGAAGAACCAATAACATCCCAGTAGTATTCATTATCATCTTCAAACTCTCTTACAGGGAATGAATTAAGGAATGTATCCAAGCTCTTTCCTCTATAGAAAGCCAACAGTTGCACCATAAGGTTTGTAGCCTTCTGAGGTGCTTGTTGGAAGATAGCTCCAAGGTGGTTGTCACTTGTCAGACCCTTCCAGTGTTGGAAGCCTAACATTTGAAATTTACCTAATTTACCAGCCATAATCTGTTAATTATTTTTGTTAGTTAATATGTTTTTAGACATCAAGGTCCCAGCCCTTTCCAATATAAGACTCAGTATCTTCCTCAACTCCTCCAACATATCTTGGATTACCTGATGAATTTCTTGCAGTACTACTGAGTTTATGTTCTAATTCTCTAAGACTTTGCTTGACTTCTTTCTTTACTTTACCTTTTATAAGACCATCAATATTTTTGAAGCCATCAGTCATAGTGAACAATACAGACAGATACTTTCTGAACTCAACTGGATTATCCATTTCATATTTCTGAATGGCAGTCAAATATTCTCCATCTTCTGTTTTAAAGACAGGCTTAGTAATATTCTCAAATGCTTTTTGTCTTGTAGTCTTGTCAAGTGTAATACCTGTAAATACTTCCTTGTCCTCAAGCATTGATTTCTTTAATTGTGCAGCCTCTTCTTTAATTTTCCTTTGTTCTTCTTTTGCCTCTTCTTGAGCTTCCTTGATTAGGTCTTGATATTGAGTGCTAAAGTATTCTCTGTTACTTTCCAATGCCTCTTTTGCATCTTCAATATCTGTGCCAGCATTGAAAGATTTCTCAACCTCTCTCTTAGCTCTGGCTTCACTATAACCTCTGTTCCTAAAGTCCTGATAGATTAAGTTCTTTCTCAATCTTTCACCCTTTTCAGTTTCATCAGTTATATATTCCTCCTTGATTGCATCCAAATTAGCAAGGGTTTGTTCATACCTTCTTACTTCATCTGGTTCTACATCAGCTTGTAATGCAGCATCAATTCTCTTTTGTCTTTCATCTAACCTTGCTTGAACAGTCTTTTCAACTGCTTCCGCAAAATCTTCTGGAGTCTTGATACCATTTAATGTATCATCATCAAGGTCAGGGAAGATACCTTCTTCTTTCAAGGCACTGGCAATGGAAGAGTAGAAGTTAGTTTTGGGAGAAGTACCTTTGTCCTTTTCAGATTGGGTATCTTCCTCTTCTTCTTGATTATCTTTTCCACTACCTACGCTCTCTGGATTATCAAATAAATCATCAGGATTTATCTCTTCTTCCTCAGTAGTTTTTTCAATTTCTTTTTCTTCTTTCTCCTTTGGGGCAGGTGGAGTTACCTGTGTTTCTTCTTCACCCCCATCATCAGAAAATAGATTCTCTACATCTATTTCATCCCCTGTCATAATGAGGTCTTCACTTAATTCTCCTATCATATTTCTACTCCTTTAGTTATTAAACTGATGCAAAGATAGTAGGAGTTTATGACTTCTACAACCTATTAAATGTGGCAATTATAATAGTGTTAATAAAATCTTTATTTACTGAATCTTCCAGACTTTATTTCTCTTATAGTTCCTCCTAATTTCTTCATCTCTTCAAATGAAAAATAATCACTCCTTGCTTTATTACATTCTACACAACATGGAACAACATTATCTTTTGTATGCCCTTTAGAGTTATCAATCCTATCACACCCTATTCTTTTAGTATCACCACAGTACACGCAGGGATGATTCATTATGTCAAGCATATCTTCTATGGTTAAGTCACATTCCAGCCCTTTCTTCTTGTCTTTTATCCTATAAGCTGATACCATTTTAGAAGCTTTGTTCCTTTTTAATTGTTCTGTACTAAGACTTGCTACATCTATAGTAGGTCTCTTCCTTATCTTTAATTTCCCAAAGATTATTTCCTCGACACTATAATCATCTTTATGTCTAAAGTATCTTATTCTTATCCCTCCTAAAGATTGATTATATTTATCAGCTAATTCACTTAAATATAAAGTTTCCCCCTTATATGTCAACTGAATTAGATTATCCTTCAATAATGGAGCTTCCTCTTTAGTAACCCATATAAAATTTTCTTTAGAAAATGGTTTATCTTTATATAGCCTTCTTAATACTAATCCTTTTCTATAAGTAGGAGATACATCATTAAAAAAGGTAAGAAAATCTTTCCACTCTTCTGAGGTTCCAACTCTCTTACCTTTTTCTGTATATAATATACCTCTCCAACTATTGAATATATAAGGATTATTCCTTTTTATATCACACAGTTTCATTCTATTTTTATAGATATTCTTTCACCATTTAGCTTTGCTTTTAATAAAATAGGCATTAGTTCATAGAAACAAGCAGTACTATTTATTACTCTTCCTTTAACTTTGTTTTCACCTACTAAAATACAAGCTTGAGTATCACTTTTTCCAAATTGAGAAGCTATATTTCCTACATGAATAAGTACTCTATCAAAGGCTGGAACATCTTCTATTGTAGGAAGTTTGCCTCCAAAAGGTTTTGCCCATGACCTATCCTTAAATTTAGGACTTATAATATCCATATTAATATTATAAACTCCAGAAGGAATAGCAGTATTACCATTTTTAGTATTTCTTATACTGTCAATACTATCTGTTTGTTTAGTCCCCATATAAGGAGGCTCAAGAGTATCACATTCATAAACACCGTTTATGAACAAATGTCCAATGGTGTATTTAGGTCCTTTAAAGATTCTTTTAAGTGTTAATTCCATATCTTATGATTTAATAGGAGGATTAAGAAGTAAAGATTCCATTTCTCCTCCTGTACCTCTTATTTGAATATCTTTTATTTTACCAGTAGCTTCATCCTTAATAACAAGGATTTCATTTACTGTAACTTCATTTGGGTCTCCTTCAACTATTCTTGAAAGCTTGCCAAGATTAAGTACTCTTTTCATATTATATACTCTTTTTATTTAATAATTCCTCATAATTCCCCTTCCTTATCTGACAAGATAAATCAGTACATATACTTGTCATTAAGGACATCACCTGTTGCCTTAATTCTTTGACTTCCTCCTCAAGATTATCATTTCTCTTAAGGACCTCATCAAGTCTTTCTCTATTATCATCTGATAATTTCTTATAGAAATCCAATGATTCCTTCATGTTATTTATTAGGTTATTGTCAACCTCACTATTATACTTCTTTCTTGCAAAGAACCATGCAGTAAATCCCGAAGTAAATGTGGTCACAATACCTATCAATGCTGTAATAAGTATTCCACTTTCAATCATAACTATTCAATTATTTGTATAAATCTTTGAGTTTTGTTCTTAACATAAGGGTTCATTTCCCTTACATTCACTTCTACTACTGTATGTTTCTTCTGGAACCACCTGAATAAGAAGAATTTCTTTGGTGGATTCACAGTCTCCCTTTTACCATTTATGAATGTATATCTTTCTAATTCTATCTCAGGACTAAGTGCTATTGTACTTGGGAATTCTAAATGAAGATTAGTTTTAAACCACTTATCTCCCACTATAGTATCCAGCCTTAACTGAGGGTCTCTAAATAGAGTGTCTTTTAGGATAATAGTGTCAGTCCTTTGTGCATGACTTACTTCATATTGAAGCTGTTGTAATCTCTTATCCTTTATTCCTAATTCCTTCTGGACCACTTTTATCTTCTTAATAATAGAATCATTGAAGTAATTAAGCTGCTCAACTGTTAGTTTTAATACCCTATTATTACCTTCAAGTCCACTCAATTGTGCATCATAGGCTTTAATATTCTCAGCAGCTATTTTATATTCATGGTTTAATCTTAGATTCTCTGTATATAAATAAGAGATACCTGCTATAAGTGCTAATATTATTAATGTTATTATCCTTTTCATAGTTCTAACTTAATAGTTTTGAGATATGCTTTCCAAGTTCTTGGAGTACCCCCTTTTAACTTGTAAGTCTTCTTTCTATCTTTAATAACATAGCAGTGTAAAAATTGCCCATGATAATTATCAATATACTCCTTATTATGTTGGTTGGCATATGCTTCCATCTCATAAGGAATAGTGTAATAAGCTGAGGAAGCAGGATGAATGATAGGATTACCTTTCATCCATTGAATAAAGTATGACCAATAATATTTAATCCAGCTCCCTTTAACTTTAGCCTGCATGAGGTGAATGGTTTCATGGGTCAAGCTTTCTTCACTTATAATAGGAGTTTCATTTCCTCTATATATAATGTTACCACACCACATCATATATTTATACCCTTTAAATGGGAAATGCTTCATTCCTATAAGATTTAATTCATTTACATCTTTTATAGGTGTAAATAACATCTTTATTAATTTAATTAATTCCATATCTTCTCTATTTTAATACAAATCTATATAAAATAAAATCTAAGTTTTACTATTCTCTAAGGCTATTATCCTATTCTCTAAGTCATCTATTTTCCTTATTAAGGATGCTATATCTACAGTAGTCCAATTAGAGCTATTCTTCCAAGCTTTATCTGAAATATCTTCTCCAGCATACCATTCAGTTACTACAGTTTTATCATATAAAACATAAGTAATCCATAACCCAGTCTTTCTGAGAAATAAAGGAACTTGTAATCTAGTTAGTTCTCTACTGCCAATATAAGATAAGAAGTACATGTTAAACCCTGATAATATTTCAGTTAAACTATTACCAGACTCTCTATCTTCCACTGCATCTATAAAAGTCTTAGGGAAGATGTCTTCATATCTTCCCTGTTGACTATTCTTTTTAATTAATTGTTGTATATCTTTCATATATTAATTATGTTAAAGGTGTTCCATCCATATTCACCCAAGCTGTTCCATTCCAGTTTATAAACTTCTTTAAGTCAGTATCATAATATTGGAATGGAACCTGATTTGCATTAAGAGTTGGTCTTTGTGCAGTTGTACCTGCCTTTAAATAAGTAACTGAATAACCATCTGAATAAACCCAAGCACTTCCATTCCACCATATAGGTTTTGATAGAGTTCCATCAAAGAACATTGCACCAAAATCATTATCATTATTTAATGTAGGTCTTTGAGCAGAAGTACCTTTCACTGGGTGTGGAGTCTGTCCAAAAGCATTGGTCCACTTATTATTAGTTCCTGCTCTATTTACTCCAATAGTTGTTGTAACTCCAATAGTATTACTTATTGAGGGAGTTGGTTGAGGACCTCTCCATCTACAAGATAAGTAAACAACTCCATTATCTATAGAAGGTAAATACTTATCATAATAAGCCTTAAGAACTTCTTGCCTTATATCATCTTGTGTTGCTCCTGCTAAAATAGGAATTGTGTATGTACTACCCCCCGCAGTAATTATTATATTACCAGCTTGAGTTGCATTTCCTGTAATATTGATATTCAGTATTTCATGAACCCCCTCTTGACTAAGCCATGCTGGTTGTTTTATATCACCCTCATTAATAAATAAGTCTTTACCTTGATTTAACCATCCTTGGTTTTCAACATAGTTATCTGTAGTTTGGATAGTCCTAATCTCACCAGTAATAGCATTATGTTCCTTCTGAGCTTTATTTTCATCCCATAAAGGATAAGTAGTTTCTCCACTTGGACCAGTCACAACTCCTGCTGTACAGTTATTATATAAAACAGCTATATTAGTCTTCCCCTCTATTTGCATTAAGGGGTATCTCTTCTCTCCATAAATTCTAAATTTGTTAGCTGAGATAGTACCACTTGGTAGATTAATACCACTATTGTATATATAAAATGCAGGACTTGTACTTCTGGTTATATTAAAAGTATTACCCATAACTGTGAGACCATTCAGTTTAAAGTCATAGTTATATAAGTTGAAGAAAGGTACACCTCCTTCTATATAACACCCTACTATTGCTAATGCCTCTAATCTTAAGTGGTTCCAAGGAATTCTTTGGTACACTGGGAGAAATACTGCTGTGGTGAATGCTTGGAAGGAGCATCCATTAAATAATATGGATTGTCCCATGAAATCTGTGAAACCATAGTTGGATGCAGCAAAGTAGCAACTATTGAAAGTTACATCATTGAATTCTTGTCCAGCACTTACTATTGAAGTACAATTTATGATTTTGAGCCTCTCGAAACTTAAAGACCATGAGTTATTAAGATTAAAAGCTATCTTAAAACCCTTGATTAAAAGGTCTGAGAATTGAGACTCCCTTATACCCCCTTGCATAAAAACATTAGTACTCTGGTCACTACCATTAATAGTGATATTACTCATACTAAAATAGTATGTACCTTGACCAGTTTCAGCACTGAAATCATTCAGGTCTTGATTCCCTACATTAAATAATACTCCTGTTCCTGTATAATTGAAAATAGTATCATTTTTGCTTTGACCTAATAGACCCTTATAATTTTGCAAAGTTATAGGAGTCTTGAAAGCATAACTCCCTTTAGGGAAATACACAGTGATTGGAGTTTCATCTACTGATAGAAAACTCAAGTATGGGGAATTATCATCATTCGTAGTATTAACCCCAACCCAGTAAGCATTCAAAAGCTCTTTTAATACTCCTGAGAAAGTAATATTTACAAAGATATATTCCTGTCCTGCTTTGATACCAGTATTATTAAAGTTTATTGTACCATTAGCAAATGACCCCCCTTGAAAATCTAAAGTACATCCTTCTGGAATAGTTAATACACCATGACCTAAGTCTATATCTTTGGTGATTTTATATATCACATTTGTCCTATCAAACTTACTTCTGATTGCAGCTTGGATAGGGGGATAAGTTACACTTGAGGTTCCAGTAAGAGCAGTTCCAGTAGTACTATCTGTAGCAGCAACACTAAAGGAGGCAATATTAGTTATATCCATAGCTGCAATAGTAGTAACTACTCCTGTAGAACTATTAATAGCAAACTTATCCCCACCTGTAGCTAAACTATATACATAAGGAGTAGTTCCTCCAGATGCAACAGCAGTTGCTACTGTAGCTCCAGCAGCAAAAGATGCTGCTACACTTACCTTATTTATTGTTATATTTAAAGCCATATTTTTATATTGTTTTATTGCTTGCAAATATAAGTAAAAGTTCTTATATATGCAAGTAAAAGTAGTACTTGACTTATATGTCAAATACTACTTTATTTAGTTTAGATTATAGTTACTTTTGACACAAGAGTATTATCTTCGTTTATTAGAATTCCTTTATAAGTTTCAAAAGTTGTATTTAGGTTTGATATACCTTTAAATTTATAAAGAAACATACATTGATTATCAATAGAAATCATACTTACTACATAATTACCTACTAATCCAGCATCTGGATTATTAGCTTTAAGAACTGTTCCTAATTTTAAAAATTCTGGTATTCTGTTAATCCATATAATTCTACTATTATTTACAGATGTTCCATTAAATGTATAATCAATTCCATTATTATATGTATCTAATGCAATGCTTAATGTTCCATTTTCATTTAATAACTTATCTCCAATAAATAATTGACAAACAGAATTTGAA